GGCGGCGCGTCGTGCCGAGCGTCCACACCTCGGCGCCGACCGTGCGCAGCAGCCGGACGATGTGCGCTTGCTCGGTGCGCTCGGGGTGACGACGGCGCACGGGCTTCGTGAGCCAGAGCGCGGGGCGGCGGCGGGTCATCGTTTCACCATGAACAGCACGGTTTCGAAGTCGATCCGTGGACTGCCCTTCGACTCAGCCAGCCGGCGAAAGAAGCTCTTGCGCTCGCGCTTCGTCACGCGCTCGCCGTCCCACAGGTGCGACACGCGCTCCTCGGCCACGAGCATGGCGTGGACTTCCTTGACCAGCTCGAAGCCGCACGCCTCGCAGAGTCGCCGCCAGTCGCCGGGGAAGTCCACGATGGCCTTGTTGCGGACGAACGACTTGACGATCCAGACGGCGGAGCCGCCGGGCTTGAGGATGGCGTGGGACTCGCGGACGATCTCGGCAGCGGCCGACCAGAACGTCTCGCCGCGTGTATATCCAAGTTGCCCACTTGTCTCGCCGTAACCATCGCGTGGTGTCCCATCGCTGTTTAAGGAAGCCCCTTTAGGGCGTAATCCTGCCTTGAATGCGGGACCGATCCCGCAACGAGGCGCGTCAACAACCGGGCACCCTTCGTACGGTGGGCTACTCACGAGGGCATCGGCGACCGCGCCCTCCGGCAGCCGCGCCAGTTGGCCGGCGCTCTCGCCGTACCGCTGATCGGTCGCCTGGCTCGCGCTCTCGGCTGACCGCCCGCCCTGCTGGCCGGCGTGCTTCGGCGGCTGCGTGTTCAACCCGCCCGCGCCGGAGGCGATGCCGGAGTACGGCGGACTTGACACGACGGCTGCGACGTCGCCCGCCTTCATCGCGCCGAGCTGGCCGGGGGTGGTGCCGTACTCTTGCCCCCCTGAGCCCCCTAGTCGTGCGTTTGGCCAGCGCGCCTTCATGTCGGCCGCCGTTTCGCCGCTGTTCAACGACGCCTGAAATGGCGGGCTGCTCACGACAGCTTCCGCCAGCGCCGGCCCGATGCACGCGCGCAGCCGCCGGCTGTCACCCTGAAATGGAAGCGGAAATGGAACTACCGGGAGGCAACAAGATGGGCACGATAGGCCCGCAGATATTCGCGTTGGTACGCCTTGTAGCACTCGGCTGAGCAGGTCCGCCCGCTCACGCTCGATCGCTTCTTCCCGCGAAAGGTTCGGCCGCAGATGCGGCACGTCACATCCACCAACGCCGCCGGCCCCTTTTTCGCTCGGTACTTCGCACAATACTGGCGCATCTTCTCCCGGCGGCACGACACTCGGCCGCACGTCTGCTGATTCACCGCCGCCGTTGTAAAGGACCGCCGACAGATCCGGCATCGCGCAGATCGGACTCGTCGAATCACCCCGTTCGGATGGTGATGCCTCATGTGATCTGACAGCAGCATCACTTCGAGATTGCAGAGACGGTTGTCCTGACGATCCCCGTTCTTGTGGTGAACAACCTCCTTCTCTCTCATCCTGCGGCCAAGATGGACCTCCATCGCATGAATGTGTTCCATCTTCCTCTTCCCGGCTACTCGAATCTCGACGTACCCGTCCTGCCTGATGTATCGGCCGCCTTTCCAGTTTGGGTTGGCCTCTCCGCGCCTGGTCTGATTCAAGCTTCTCGTCCAACATGCCCTCGAACAAAACCAGCGTTTCATTCCGGCCCGAATCTTCGCTCGAACGTGTGCTGGCCTCATCCGGTAGACCGAGCCGCAACCATCGCAGATACGCCGCGCCATCTTCTCCACAGGTACACCAACCCTTCGCCTGTAGTAACAGGTTCCTGCGAGTTAGTATACAGAACTTCTCCTCTAATTCACAACTGATAACTTTCACGCCACGACTCGCCCCAATCACAGCCGTCGTCCCGATGCCGCCGAACGGATCGCACACGAGGTCGCCGCGCTCGAGGGCGCCCATCGCGAACAGCTCGTCGAAGATCCGCACCAACAGCCCGCGCGCCGCTTTGGCCGGATGCGAGAACGACTCGGCCGTGATCAGCCCGGCCCAGCCGCCGTCGTAGCAGCCCGCCCACTGCTCGACCGGGCGCTTCACGCGACCACCGCTGAGGCTGTCACTCATCGTCGCATCCAGGCTCCCGCTCGCCCGGCGTCCACGCGCGCGAGCCGAGCCAGTCGTCGTCTTTCCCCGCCGCCGCCATGCGCCCGTCGAAGGGGAGATCCTTCGCGATGTCCGCGAGCGGCACCGGTGGGCGTAAGGGCGACACGCGCTCAACCGGCCGCCGGCGCCGCATCGTGAGATCCCAGTCTTGCGGCGGCGGGTCCGGTGGACGCGCGGGCGCGGCGTCGAGCTCGGCCTGGTTCACCGGCACCCTGGCACACGCCGGACAGCGCACCTTGCGGATCGTCGCGTCGGCGACGTAGCGCGCGAGGAGCGGCGACGCTTCGGGGATGCGTGCGCCGCAGTGGCCGCAGGTTTCCCCGCCGAGCTTGGCGTGTTCCCAAGGGCTCATCGCTGCGCGCTCACCCGGCTCCAGTAGCCGCACGCCGCCTTCAGTTCGGCTTCCCCGCCGGCCGCCGTGCGCTCACGATCCAGCCGCCGCAGATGCGCGATCCACGTCGAGCACGCCGGCACATGGCCGTACGCGTGGCAGCTCTGCTCGAACGCCGGATCGCCCTGCGCCTCGACCGACCCGCCGAGCGCCGCCTCGACCGCTACGCCGAGGCCTTGGCGGCTTGCTTCGCTTCCCACGTCGCCAGCCTTTCTTCGAGCCAGTTGATCTTCGCTGCCAGAATCCCCACGCCCCGATCCGTGCCATCGATCCAGCCATCGTCGGTCGTCAGTAGGATCTTCGCGTGCCGTTGCAACCGCTCCGGCGGGTAGGTCGTCAACAGCCGTTTCACGACTGGCGCGTCCTTCGGCCATCGGACGAAGTACTCCGCGCCGTTCCGACGGGTCTTGTATTCGGCTTGGAACCAGGTCAGGAAGGCCTTCACCCTCGGGTCCGGCGGATTTTTCGCCGGCACCGTAGGTGATCCATTCCCAGATCCAAGATCTCCTTCCCTTCCCAGATCCACCTTGCTGAGAATGTTTTTCCGCGGCTTGCCGTGTTTTTTCACGGCTGGTTCTGGAAATTCACTGTTTGCCTCTTTCGGGTGCGGCCGCTGATGCTTCTCGAAACACCGTATTTGCAAAAGGTTGCGACCATCGCCGTCGCGGTAACGAATCACGAAACCGCCCTCCACGAGCTCGTCAATGAGCGGCCCGGCGTCGGATGGCCAGTAGGGGCAGAGTCGGTGCTTGAGCCGGGAGGGTTCCTCGATGAGTCGGCCCGCCCGATCCGCTTGTGTCCAGAGCCCGATGAAGAACAAGGCCGCGAGGGGAGACAGCCGGCCGATGTCAGGGTCGTCGAAGAACTCAGGCTTAATGGTTCTAATTCTCGCCATCTACTGGCTCCCGCTCCTGCTCCGATGTCGTTCGTCCTCGCATTGCGCCGGCGCGCGGGTCGGCTCGTGTGGAGGCCCTGAGCGCGTCAGGGTTTCCGGGGCCGGCACCGACGCCCGGCTCGCCGGACACGTAGGGTCCGCGGCCGGCGCAACCTGGGGGTGCGGGCGGTCGAGCACCCACACCGTGTTTTTGACGCCGGTCGGCCCGCGGCGAAAGCCGGCCGGATGAATGGCGAGCCCGTGCGCGGTGAGCTCGGCGCGGCGGGCGTTGATGCTCGACCGCTGAATCGTGAGCGTCTGACTCGCTTCCCAGTCCGTCGCGCCGTTCGCGCCCCGATCGCGCAAGAGCCGCCAATAGCGCGAGGCTTGGTCGATCGCCTGGTCACGCATCACCACCCGGGCCCCCTCGAGGCTCGCGTGCGCGCTTTGGGGCGTCCGGCCCTGCCAGGGTGCGCCGACCCGTGCCGCCACTGTTGCACGAGTGAGACGGCGCACGAGCGGTCGCGGCGGCTCGTCATCCCAGGGCAAGGTTGGGGCTGGTGCTGACATGGAACACTCTATTTCCGACTTTTTGCCATCTCGTCTCGAAGTGGAGCCGCGCTCTTCTGCTGGCGCGGCTCCAAGCCTCCCGACTACACGCTCACCGGCATCGCGGTCGGCCCAACCGGTGCGATGTAGCGGTCGTACGCCCAGCGCACGACGCGGTCCTTCTCGACCTGGGTGAGCGGGGCGAGGACCAGCGCGATGGTCTGCATCGCCGTGACTTCAGCGTCCTTCGGTTTCGGGGTTCTGGTCGGCATTCGGATCTCCTTCTGCGTTGACGGGTGACGAATCGGATGAGTCGAGGAGCGCCTGGACGGCGCCGAGAGCCAGTGTTGCCTGGCGCCTTAGTTCGGCTTCGTAGCCACCATCAGCATCCGCCAGCGCCCGCGCCAGCGTGCGGGCCGAGGGCGACATCTTCGCTCGCGTCCACGGTGGCTGAATCCTGATGCAGTGCCGCTGCCAGGGCCTCCAGAGCTGCGAGGTCCGCCACGCTACCATCGGGGCAGAGGGCGGCGCGCAGCCGCGCGTTCTCCTGCTGCGCCTCGGACAATCGCTCTTCAGCATCGCGCCGCAGCTCATTCTCGCGGTCCCACGCGATGTGCTGTTCTTTGCGGTCATGCTTCGCCTGCTCCAGCGCAGCAAGGACCAGAGCCACATCACGACAATCCCTGCTTCGTGTGGAGGCTTGTGGATTAGGAGCAAAGCGCCCTCGCAGCCGCGCCACCGCCGCCGTCAGGTCGTTATGTTCTCTCACCGGCTGGGCCTGCGCCCAGACTCGGCCGCAGACCGAGCATCGCACTTGCCACGGACCGTCGAAGCTCAGGACATGCTCACAGGGCGTCAGGTCGTTAGCCACGGTGCCGCTCCTTTCGCAGCCGCTCGATCTCCTCCTCCGCTGCGTACAGGGCGAGCACAAGCCGGTCGATCCCGTCTCGAAATACGGTGGATTCGGCGAGCATCGCCTCGCGCACCCGGTGCCGCGCGTTCGCTATGGCGTTCTCTACGGCCGCAATTTCCTTTGCCGTCATCCGCATCCGCTTCGGCCTCAGGTCGTCACTCATGCTTCCACCGCCTTGTCGAAATACGAAAAAGTCCAGCACCGGCAGGCCGCGTGAAAACCTCGTACAGATACCCGGCAAGCATCATCTGTCCGTCACAGGACTGGATAATGTGCCTAGCTTCCTTTCGTGTAACAACAGCATGGGCCAATCCGGGCATTGATGCTAGGTGCTGAACGATGTGATGCGCGCGGGCCGTGAGGTTGTCAGCCACGGCGCACCCCCTTTTTACGAGGCTGGTTCTTTGGACGTAGGTACCGCGGACAACGCGGGTTCGTGCAGGCCCACACGTTTGGGCAGATCGTGTGCCCGCACGTTCGGCATTTCGGCGGATGTAGGTACCGCCATTCGCTGATCATGGCTCACTCCTCCGCTCGCAGCTTCCGATCCGCCGCTTTGTGGGCGCGCTCTATCTCGACCCATCCGATGATTCTTCCGTGCGCGTTGAAGAATTCCTGCGAGCAATCCTTGTCGCCCTGGCCGCATTTGTCACAGTGAATGCGCACAAGTTCGGCTTGCGGCGGATCGTACGGATTGCGTGGGGTGTTCGATTGCTTGCGCCCACAGCGCGGGCAACACAGGTGAATCCGACCCGGCCGAAGTTTCTCAAAGCCTGCCCAGTCCATCACTCCTCCGCTCGCTCGATGGCCTCGGCCGCGTGTTCGAACCTTCTCGCGGGTCTTTGGACGATTCGCTGACAGGTCCTGGCATCACACTCTCCTAGCGGATTAGTCCTCTGCGCTGTCGAATATCCCTGACGAGGCTACGCGCAGCTTTCTCGGCCGCTTTTCGGCTGATACCACTACACTGATTCCGTCCGGTCCACCATTCAATCGCCGCAGCGCGCTGGCAGATCGGACACGGGATTTCTTCTATCGGCTCGTAGAGATTGCAGTTGCCGTCACAGTTGTCAGCATCGAACAAGAACCCATCGACGCAGACGGAGTCGGGATAGCTCCCGGCGCCGAATTCGTAACCTTGGTAATCGCATCCCATCTAGTTACCCTCCGGACGCCCCGTCCTTCTCGCGCTCGGCTGGCACATACAGACGCACGCGGAAGCGGCTGCCCGGGTTGTCCTGACACCACTGCTGGCGCTCCAAGCGCGCCTCCGCCCGACTCAGGGCCGCGCCCACCGTGGTCTCCCACCGACCGCCAGTCCACATTTCGACGATCCAGACGCGGGCCTTCATCACGCGCCGCCCTTCTCGCGGGTCAGGGCGCGAAGGGTTGCAGCCGTCGCCGGGTGCACGTAGAACACGTTGCCGACTTGCAGGATGTCGCCCGGCTCCTGGAACTGCTCCATGCGGGTCCGCCGCCACGGGCGCCACGGCCACGACCAGAGGCGCTGTCGCCACAACAGGCGGACCTCGCGCGAGACAGTCTTGGTCAAGTAGACGCTCTCGATGACGGGCATACCGGAGAAAGGCAGCATTACGCGCCGCCTTTCTTGGTCAGGGCGAGGGCGGCCTCTGCGTCGAACTCGCGGACAACCTGTTCTTCTCGCTCGCGCGGTAGCCAGATCACGAGCCCAACGTACTCCGCAGCGCCGAAGTCTATGACGGCGTTCGGCGTGATGAACTGCGGGCCAGTGAGGAAGGTCACCTTCGCCTCGCGCCCGCCCTTTACGAGTTGGACGCTGGTCGTGTTGTCGATGAGGTTCTGGAGAACCACGACATCGTCCCCGACGCGCCGAATCAGTTCAGAAAGAGACAGCTTTTTCACCATCGGCTCGCTCATGACCCCTCCCCGTGAATCGCCAGCAGCCTTACACTCCGCACATGCCCTCGCATTCCTGACCAAAGAGGTCGCCTGCCACCCAGGGCGATCCGGGCTTGCGTCGGGCCTTCTTCGCTTGGATCCGCGCTTCGAAGTCCACGAGGCGCAGGGGAATCAGCGCGCGATGGAGGTAGGGTTCGCCGCGCAGCTGATGGTGTAAGCCGCTTCGCAGCACATCGTCGATCCTTGCGGCATCCTCGAAGGACGCAGGGTCCTCGCGCTGCATTCGCAACCATTCCTCGTCGGATCGGTAGGGGCAAAACGTGCAGGCCGAGCGCGGAACGTCGCGCCACCCCCACTCCTGCAACAACCGCTGACAGTCCTCGCGCGTGATGCCTCGTTCGACAAGCGGATAGATGTTCCGAATCCACCGAAACCGCGCGTCCTTCTGCCGGTGGGCCTCGTCACGGCTGATGCCGATGACCTGCTCAACCACGACAGCCTTCGGCCCGTGCGAGCCGCGCTTGATGCCCGCGAGTTCGCGCACCTTCCGGTAGATCACGTCGAGCTTGTAGTCTTGCGTGCATTGCCGCCGCGTCTGCCCGTGTGTGCCGTCCGGGTTGAGGAGATACAACGGCGGTCGTCCCCACGCGCCGTTCTTGCCGGCTGCGGCTTCGAGGAGTTCCTGCCGGAGTGATCCTTTGGTCACGACATGCACCGGAAACGGCAGCACGCCCGGAGCCATCAGCCGCTCCAGGTGGCGATAGACGCCTGCCGGCTCGGACTGCGTGTCCGCGAAGATCGCCGCGTCGATCGGCTCCACGTCACCTCGTGCGGCCATGAGTGCTAGCGTCGTGCTCTGTACACCGGCACCCAGCGAGAGAATACGCAACATATTCCTGTCTCACTCCCCGTGAATCGCCAGCAGCCGCCGATACGCCCACGCGCTCAGCCGGCGCACGAACGTGATCAGCTCTTCCGGCTTCTGACTGACCGCCAACACGCGGCCCTTCTTGTCCAGAGCCGTCCACAACCGCTTCATGGCGTTACCTCGCTGGCGAGGACGAGCCGCGCCGTCCCGCCGCCCACCTGGATCTGCGCGTCCGCCTGCGCGGCAATCTCCGCGTCGTGCGTTACAAACAGAAGCGTTGAGAAGCCGCCGAGTTGCTGCAACCGGCGGAGCATCGGCACGTAGCGCGCGCGGTTCTCCTCATCCAATGCGCCGCAGGTTTCGTCCCGCCAACAGGTCTCGATGGGCATCTGCGCGTGGCGCTTCGCATACAGCGCCAAACCCGCCTTGAGGCACTCGTCGATGATGACCTGCTCCCCGCCGCTGAGGTCCGAGAGGTCCCGCTCCCCGCCGCGCTCGCCGTCCCAGACGCGGAGCTCGAACGTTTCCTTGAGCCCCTTGCCGCTGACCTTCGCCTCCTGCGTGACGAGCTCGACGCGGAAGCGGTCGCCGAAGCTGGCGCTCGCGAGGTCGTTCGTCAGCTCGGCGACTTCGGGCCCGGCCGCAGCGATCAGCAGCGTCGGCAACCCGTCGCGGTGGAAGATGCGCGCGAGCGCCTGCCACTCGACGAGGTCCTGCGCGAGCGCGCGGAGCGTCCGGTCGAGGCGCGCGAGGTCGGTCCGGTGCGCAAGGAACGCTTCGCGCGCCGCCTCGAGCGCCGCCTGTTCGGCCTCGAGCCGGCCTCGGGTCGCTTCGGTCTCGGCCCACGCGCGGGCGTGGACGGCGTCCTCAGCGTCGAGGTGCGTGAGACGCGCGGCGGCCAGCGCCGTGTCCGCGGCGATAGTCGCGGCGACGTCGCGCTCGTGGTCGAGGCTCGCGTGGGTGCGGGCGAGCCCCTCGAGCGCCCCGTCGATCCGCGCGTCCTCCGCCTGCGCGTGCTGCCTGGCGGCGTCGAGCGCGACGTCGTAGGTAGCACGCGCCTCCCACGTCTCGCCGCCGAGGAGGTTGATCGCCTGCTCGAAGCGGATCACGGTCTCGGCGAACGCCCGCTGGTGCGCGTCGGCCGCTTCCTGGATGGCCCGCTCGTGCTCGGCGATCTTGGCCTCGGCCACGTCGAGCGCGGCGATCTGCTTCGTGGCCCCGTTCAGCGCGGCAAGCGCCTGCTCGTCGGCCGTGACCGCACGGGCGGCGACCGTGCGCGCGGCCTGGGCCGCGAGAACCGCCTGCTCGGCGTCGTCCCGCTGGGCGGCCGCCTCCTGATAGGTGTCCAGGTCGGCCCGCAGGTCGGAGAGTTGGGCGGCCGCAACGGACGCGCGCTGGAGGAACGAGCACGCGGCGTACGGGCCCGTCCCGCCGCACGGCACGGAGGCGAGGAGCGCGGCGTCCTGCTCGGCCCGCGCGAGCGCGCCGGACGCGTCGGAGAGCCGCTGGACCGTCTGGGCGCGCGCGCGAGCCTCCCGATCCTTGACCTGCACGTCCTGATCGGCCGCGTCGCGGGCCGCGCGCAGGGTGACGAGGTGGCCCTCGAGCACGCCGGCCTCGGCCGCCTGCGCCCGGAGGGTCTCGGCGCCGGCCAGCAGCGCCCGGTTGTTGGCGATCCGCTCCGTCCGGTCCTGCTTGGCAGCTTCGCATCGCGCCGCGCTGGCGGCCTGGACGTCGTCCCGTTCCTGCTCGGCCCGCCGGCCGCGCCGCACGAGCCGCGCGAAGGTGTCCCGCAGCCCGGCCCCGAGTTTGGTCGCCTCCCGGTCGGTGCCCTCAACGAGATCCCGGCGCGCCTGAACGAGCCGGGTGCGCTCGGCTTCATTCGCGCGGAGGTCGGCGGCGAGCTCGGCCAACTGCGCTTCCGCCTGGGCGTGCCGCTCGGCGTCGGCCACCACCCCCGGCCGCTCAGCGGCGAGCACGGCGCGCGCCCGCGTCACGGTCGCCCGGCGCACTTCGAGGTCGCCCACGGCCACCTGGAGGGCGTCTGCGCGCGTCCGGAGACTGACCTCAACGTCAGAGCCGGCCAGCCCGGCGATCGCGTCGTGGCGGGCCTGCTGGACGGCCCGCCGGGCCTCCAGCGTCGCGACCGCGCCCCGCGCCGCGCCCGCCCACCGCTCGAACTGGTCGAGTCCGAGCAGCGTCGCGAAGAGCTCCTTCCGCCCCTTCCGGTCGAGACTGACGAAGCTCCCCCGCCGGTTCTGGGCGGCGAAGGCGGACGCCAAGACGACGGCGAGCGGTGGGAACCGTCGCGCGATCTCGGCGTCGAAGGTCGTGACCTTGCCGTCCGTGACGGCGGCGCCGTCCACTTCAACCACGGCTTCGGTCGTCCGCCGGACCCCGTCGAGGTTCACGCGCGTGCGGATCGTGGACGTATCGACGCGCCAGACGGCCTCAAGGTAGCTCTCGCGGCCGAGCGCGTAGTCCACGAGCGGCTTGTCGCGGAAGGGCATCGTCCGGTAGGTCGCGCCGATGGGGGTTTCGACCAGCGTCGTCTTTCCCTGGCCGTTCGCACCGGTGACGGCGACCACGCTGCCCGGCGCGAGCGCGGTCAGGTCGACCGTGACGGCGTCGTCGAAGGCCAAGACGCCTTTGCAGGCGAGCGATTCCAGTCTCACTAGAAAACCTCCGGGGGCTGCTGTAGACGCTCGACGGCCGCTTCGAATTCGCGCACAGCGTCAGCCACAGCAGCGTCTCGGCTTTGCCCCACGCCGACGATGAGGCTGTTGTTGGAGTGCCACGGTTTCATACCGTCGTCCGCTTCTTCATCGAGCATTGCCCACACATTCCAGTCGTCACCATCTCTGACGATAACGGTCTTCACAACGTCACCTCCAGCGTTCGCGCAATCTCCGGCGGCACGGTCGCCGAGCGCATCAGGCCGGCCTGTAGCGCCGCGCGCCGACGGGTCGCGGCGAGCACCAGCACATGGAGCCGCTGACGTTCCAGGCACGGCGCGCACCACCGTTTCGGCACGGCCGGCGTGTAGTCCGACTCCCACATTTCCCGCTTCCAGCAGGCCATGATCAAGGAATGGCGCAAGGTCGGCTTGTCGCCGTCGCTGTAGAAACCCTCTGGTTGTGCCCGTTCGCACTCGCAGGCCGCGCGGAGGCGGCGAAGCCGTTGCTCTTCGGTTCGCGCCGCTGCCCACGCGGCGGCGATTTGCCCGAGCCGTTCCAGGCGCGTCACAACGTCACCTCTAGCGGCAGCGCCCGGTTGAGCGCCGCGTCCTCCGCCTCCGGCGCCTGGAGCGTGTCGAGCTTCGCCAGTAGCCCGTCGGTCACGGCGATCCCCTGCTCGGCGCAGTAGGCGCGCACCTGATCGGTCACCGTCGTCGCCGCGATGACGGCCGGCGCGCGGATCGCTTGGTCGAGAATCGGGACGGGCACGGGCTTGAGGGTGCGCGCACCGGCGAAGGGGGTCTTCACGAGATCGAAGTCGAGGGCATCCTTCTCGGCGGGGAGGTAGGTGAATTTCACGCGGACGCCGTCACCCGCGAAGGATGCCGGCGCGTCGGCGGGAACCGGCTTTCCGTTGCTCTCGCGGGTCACGCGCCAGGAGAAGCCGTCGCGCGTCAGCGCGCCCTCGACGTGATAGGCGCGCGGGGTGGCGAGCGGGTGAGACACCAGCCGCCAGCCGCCGGGTTCGTCGGCGTCGTACTCGACGACAAGAAACCGCTTCGCCTCCATTTCCGCCCAGTCGTTCGCCGTGATCGACCCGGCGTAGACAGCACCGTGGAGCGCCTGGGGGAGATGGATGTGCCCGAGGATCTTCGGCGCATCGCCGAACATCTGGAGCATCGCGGGGTCCGCTTCTAGTTCGCGGCCGACGATCGGTTGCCCGGCCGACGACTGCGCGCCGCTGATGTTCAGGTGGGCGATGAAGAGCGGCCACGCGCCGGCCTGCCGCTCCGCGTCCAGGTCCGCCGCGAGACCCCGGCAGACGGCGGTCAGCGCCTCGCGCCCAGCCTCGAACGTCTCGGCCACGGTCGTCCCGGCCGCGATAAGCCCGCCCTTGGGCGGAAACGGGAGGCACGAAATCGCCGCCATGTCGTGCGTCGCCAGCCGCACCGAGAGCACCACGGGCCGGTCCACGACCGAGATCGGCCACGCGGTGTGAAGGCGACCGAAGATGGCCAGATCGCCGTCGGCGTCATGGTTTCCCCGGGCCAAAACTACCGGCGCCGCTGCGGCCATTTTCTGCAACCGCTCGGCGACGGCGTTCCGATCTTCGATCGTGCTCTTCGCGTGGAAGAGGTCGCCAAGTTGCACCCACGCGCCGAGACCGTCGAGCGCCAGGCCGCTGGCGATGATCTGGTCGAGCGCCGCGTAGCGGTCCACGTTGCGCGGGCCGGGGCCGAAATGACAGTCGCCGATACAGACGATGCGCGTCATGGGCTGCTGTTCTCCTCACGTTGCGAGCGGCGCGGGCGATTCGGACTTCATGAAACAGCCTTCCCCTTGCAGCGAGCACCGGTCAGGCCGCTCTTGAACCACGCGATGTCTGAATACGTCTCAGCTTCTTCGTCGAAGCACTCATCAATCCGGTCGAACAGCGGGCCGGCTTTCTTCAGCCGAATCCACCACACCCCGCCGTGAGCCGGCTTACCGTAGACGACCAGCAGCTCGGTCCCGTCGCTCATCGTGACCTTGCACGGCCGGTCGGACATGTGACCGACTTCGCCGTCGAAGTCTCCCGCAAACTCGATCAGGTCATCAGACGCGCCGTAAACTTTCGTCATGGCTGTCTCATCTCACGTTGCGAGCGGCGCGGGCCGGGCTTGATTCCGGCTCCCTCGGTGACAGGATTTGAACCTGCGACCTCTGGCGATCCAGGCCAGTGCTCTACCGACCTGAGCTACACCAAGGGGACGCCATTTCGGTTTCGTCTGGTGCCGCATGTCCTTCCACGCTGCCGCGCCGCCGCAACCTCTCGGGCACCAGCCCCGTCGTCACTTTCCACGCGGGGCGCGTGGTCCCAGCACCGCCGGAGCTGGTGCCCAACTCATCAGAAAACCGTGGGGCCGCGCCGCCGAACCCGCGCTCGGTTGATTCCGGACGCGGTGAGCCTCTTCACTGCGCACGCGGCCCCGAACCTGCTACAGCTTCGTCTCCTCGGCCAGCAGCGAGCCCTGCCGCGTGTCGATGATCGAGAACGCTCGCAAGTCGAGCGTGTGATACTGCTCGTTCTCCTCGACCTCGATCCGCACAGGCACCTGTTCGGCCTTCGCCGCCTCGGCCTCCGCGGCGAACCTGGTGTCGAACGTGCTGACCTCGCGGCCGTCGCTCAGCGCGATGATGGCGCGCGACCACGCCTTGCCCTTGGTCGTGCCGCTCTTCGTCTGAACATTCGTCACGGTGAGCGGCGGCCGCTCTGGCTCGGCTTGGACCTCGGCCGAGACCGTCGGCGCGGTTCGCAGTTCGAGGAGTTGCAGCCGACCGCCCTCGCCGACTTCCACTTCGAGGAAGACGGGCGTGCCGGTCTGTTTCGCATCGGCCGCCGCCGTCGCCAGCGCCGCCTCATCCTCCGCGATGGCGATCCGCTGGTCCCCGTGGGCCTCGGTTCGCATGACGAACCCGCCCGCCTTCGCCCGCGCGAGGTAGGTGATGCGCGTCGGCTGGGGCTGCGCGGACGGCGGGGCCGTCGGGGTCTCGTCCTCCTCGGTTGGGAGATCCGCCAGTGGATCCGGCGGCGACGACACGTGCATGTCGATGACCTTGCCGGCCGAAAGCGAGCGGCGACGGGGGCCGCCGAAGAGCAGTCCCGTTGCGCCGAGCCGGTTCTCGATGACGCGCTCGGCCACGCGGGGGTCCTCGGTGTTGAGCATGGCGCGGAAGATGACGAACGGCTTGTCGAGTTCCGTCTTCGTGTAGACCGGCTTGAGCCCCAGGTTGCGGATGAGCCGATTCAGCGACGTCGACTCGGCCATCTGCACCCCAACCTGACGCCGTTGCATCACGCGCTCTTCGGTCCAGGTGTTGATCGGCTCAGGCTTGTGCTTCCAGGCGTCCTGGCGTCCGGCCTTTTCCGCCGCCTGCCTCGTGACCGTCGCCGCCGTCACCCGCTCGGCCCACGCGGCGGGCGTCCACCCGCCGATCTGGTCCGAGCCGTCGCGCAGGTCGATCTCGACGCTGCCGGGTGGCAGCGTTTGCTCGGAGCCGTCAAAGTCCATCACGGCCCCTTCGGTCGTCCATGCCCAATAGCGCGGCGTCCTCCCGTCGTCGGTCCGCTCGGACCGCGTCGTCCGCACCCCGGCCGCGCGGTAGATCCGCAGGAGCGCCGTCTTTTTGAGGCTGACCTCGAGGGCTTCGTACTCGCTGCCCACCTTCCGCTTCTTGTGGAAGCTGCCGGAGTAGACCTCGTCGCCGTTCGGGTCGATCACCACGACGGCCGTGTTGACCACGATCAGCTCTGAGAACGTGCTGATCGCGAGGGCGGGCGAAATGATGTGCGCGCGTTCCTGGAGCGCGCGGATCTTCGTGGCGAGCTCCTGGGGGTTCCGAATCGTCTCGCCGACGAGGGCCTGAGTCTGTTCGACCCGCGCCAGCGCCGTGTTCTGAGTGCTCATGGGGCCGCGCCTCCTTGCGCGTCTCCGGGGGTGATCAGTGTGTTTCGCGCGTGCGCTCGACTTCGAGATCCACCGTCCTCGCGGCGACCAGTTCCGCCGCTTGCTCCGCCGCCTCTTTCGCCAGCCAGCCGGGCATCCGTTTCGCGATGGCGTGCGCGATGCGTTCCTCGAAGCCGAGCGCCTCGAGACGGTAGCCGAGTCGCAGACGCGCCTCTTCGTTCCGGCCCGACACTGAGTACGGCATCACGCACCGTCCTTGAGCCGCTCGGCGATCCCCGCGTCGAAGGCCGGGTCCGCCTGCCGCTCGTCGGCCAGCCCTTCGAGCGAGAGCAGGTACGCGTTGACGCTCGCGACGCTGATCTGCTGCGCCGCGTACCGCTCGCCCGACGAGAGCGCCCGCCGGCTGCCGTAGAGCAGCCCTTCGATCTGCGCCGCGCACATGTTCGACGCCCGGAACCGCGCGACTTTCTCGGCCGCGAGATCCCACTCGCGCAGCGTGCGTGCCGCCTGCCGGGTGCGTCGCTGCTGCTCGTCGGCGGGCATCCGCTCGAACGGGACGCGGCTCGTGAGGGCGGCGATGACGCCGGCCAGGGCATGGGCTTGGTCGGCCTGCTGCGCGACGATCGCCGCGCGGATCGAGCCGTCGGTGAGCGGCGGATCGACGCAGCCGATCCACGTCTTGCCGCGCGCGACGAGGCGGAAGTGGTTGGCCATCGGGTGACCGCAGGCCGCACAGGTGTCCTCGGCGACGATCTCGCGCACGGCCGGGTTGACCATCGTGAGCTTCGGTGCTAATTTGGGAATTGTCATTTGGGACCCTCCAGTGAGGCCGGCGCGGGTGGCACCGCCCGGCCTCTCGTCGTTTAACTCCCCACCCGCGCCGCCCAGAGCCCCGTCTCTTTCGCGAGGGCGACGGCCTGCTCGCCGATCTGGATCGCCGTCACGCGCACGACGTTCGGCGCCCGCTCCCACGCCTCGCGTCCACCCAGGAGCGCCACGGCGACGTCTTGGGCGATCGCGTCCTCGGCGGTTGTGGTCAGGACTGGCGTGATCATTCGCATGGCCCGTTTCGGCCCCAGCCGGCGCGCGGCGAGCATCAGCACGAGCTTGATAGCCGCGGCATTCATGGCCATGAAGGGTTCGCCGCTGACGTAGGCGACCTTGATCGTGTCGCCGAGCGGCGCTGTCTGTTTCTGTCCTCGGGGCATGGGAGTTGTTTCCTTTCTGTCTACGAGTGGCGGCGCGGACCGTGGCGGGTCTCCAGGCCCGCGCCGCCCGGCTAATGACCCCCAGGGAGTCAGCCGCCCGGCGGGCTGTTCATCGTCCACCTCGTTCAATGACCCGCACACTTCGGTCACCGACCTCGGAGGAGCCAGCGCAACCGACCCCAGAAGCCGCGACTGAGAATCTCGGCATGGAGAGAGAGCTGCTCGCCGTGGCTCTTGAGTGCCGCCATCCGCTCCTCGTGGTACCGCTGCATCTTCACGAGGGTCTCGCCGTGATGGCGAAGGGCGTCCTCGCTCAACTCCAGCGCCGTGGTCATCCGCTCGCGGCTCAAGTGCATCGTCGGTCTCCAGGGTCACGCCGACCGCTGCGCGCGCGTGAAGTACGTCCGTCCGGTCGGTTGCGCGCGCCCGTCGAGGTACGCGCGCAGGTCATCGCCGCGAAAGCGCCGCACGCGCCCGAGCCGGGGGTACTCGCGAATCGGCAAGCGGCCCGACACGAGGAGGCGCACGATCGTCTTCGGCGAGCAGTTCAGGAACCGCGCGACGTCGTCGAGGGTCAGCGCGTGCGGGATCGCGTCGGCGAGCGTGGCGGGTTGGCGATCGCCGGTCATGCCGTACCGTCCTTGCGCGTGACGTCGCGCAGCTGCCGGCGACTCTCGGCGATCCGCGCGAAGCGTTCCCGGCGCGCGCGCTCCCGTTGTTCGGCGGGGAGCCGCCAGCGCGGGCCCTCCCAGCCGGCCCGCGCGTCGCTGGCGGCGTGTCGATCGAGCCAGCCGCCGGTCATGTGCGGCGACCGTCGGTCGCGGCGAATCGACCAGATCGCCCACCCGACGAGCCCGCCGACCAGGGTTGCCGCGATCCAGGTCGGGAGCGTCATCGCGTCATCTCCCAGAGGCGCCACGCGATGGCGCCCAGCACGACGAGGACGGCGAGCACGAACCCGCCGATGCTGATCGCCGCCGTCAGGAGGTCGTCGCTGTCGTCCGTCGGCGGCCTCGCGTCCGGCTCGGGCCACACCTGTCGGCGCTCGGCGATGAGCTGCTGGAGCGCCGCCTCCTGCTGCGTCCGAATCTCGTTGAGGCGCATGTGATCCTCCCGATTCAGTACGGGCACGGGCACTCGCAGACGAGGAACATCACGCACAGCCACCACGGATCCGAACAGCAGTTGTAGGGCACGACGCAGACGCTCACGGCGCGCGCCGCGAGGCCGGCGATGACGAGCGCCACCGCCACGCTGACGCCGCCCAGGAGCCGCTGCGCACGCGCGGAGAGGCGCGGCAAGATGACCACCGTGCAGAGAAGGATGAGGCTGAGCATGAGCGACCACGCCGTCACAGGCATCACCGGGTGGATGAGCGTCATGACACGATCCTTTCGCGGGACGCGAGGCGGGGCGAGGCGTCGAGCACCATCGAAGCCATGCGCTTCGCGCCGCCGAGGGCGATGATGAGCGCCATCTGGGCGCCCTGCACGAACCGTTCGGGTAGGCCGTAGTCCACCGCGAGCAGCGCGGCGTACTCTTGATGGAAGGCGGGCGGCAGCGCCTCGACGCGCTTCAAGAAGAGGTTCGCGCCCGGCTCGGCCTTGAGCGCGCGCGTGAGTTGCGGCTCGGTGATCCCCATCGCGATCGCCGCCGCCTTCTGGCTGATGTGCGCAAAGTCGAGCGCGGCGAGGAACCGATCCGCCCACGCGCGATCCGTCGCCGCCAGGGGCATCAACAGGACCATGAGGGCCTCCCTTCCCCGCTGGTCAAGCGGATTGCCTACCGCCCCCGCCGCCCGCCGCCGTATCCTCTGATCGCGCGATCGGAGACGGCAGATGGAACACCTTGTGCGCGGGGCAGTAGTCGAGATCGGGCGCGACGTGGTGCGCGTGCGTAAGGCAAAGCGGTTTGTCGCAGGTCCGCCCGTTCGGCAGGACGTGGTCGCAGAGCTTCGCGTGGGGCGCGCGGCAGTACGCGCAGAACCGGACGCGCGGGGCACGCGAGCAGACGATCGCGGCGCCGACGCGCTCGCAGGGGCTCATGGCCTCACCTGCTCGCGCTCGTCGCTCGTCTCGAGGAGCGCCGTCGGCACGCCCAGCAGTTCCGCCTCGCACAAAGGGCAGAGCCCGTGCGACACGAACTCGCGCGGCGGTCGATCGTCCCGGTGGATGACGCGCGGCGGGAGGCCCTGGGCGGCGCGACGATCGCGGCACCACGCGCAGAGCGTCGTCATGACGCGACCTCGCGCGGAACCGGAACGATCTCCTCGACGCTGACGCGCAGCGCGCGGGCGAGCCTCGCCAGCTCCCTGTCGGTTGGCTCGGCGTAGCCGTTCTCGAACCGCCAGATCCGGTTGGTCGAGACGCGAGCCCGCCGGCTGAGTTCCATCTGTGACCAGCGGACTTCCGCCCGGAGGACGCGGAGGCGGTTCGTGACTTTCATACCGTGCATTCTTTACGGTTTCTACGGGCGCTGTCAACGTTAATTATTTACGTTACGTAACTTATTGACGCTACGTGACTTCTGTCCTTGAATGACACCCGGCATGGTCACTTACGGCGAGCGTTTCCAGAAACTGCGCGAGGCGTTAGGTCTCGACCCGAGGGCGTTTGTCCAGCGCCTTGGTCTGAAAGAGCCGAGCAATATCCAAACGCTGGAACAGTCCAGCCGTGTCCCTCGGTTGGCAACGATCCTGCGACACGCAAAGGCCCTCGAGGTTGCGCCAAGCGAACTCATGAAAGGAGTTGAAACGATCTACGATCAGATCCGGGCGGGAAAATTCGACAAGGCGGAGACAGTAGAGGAGAAGGCACGGGCCCGCGCGTCCCCTCGCGCAGCGGGTCGACGGCGGGCGTAGGCATCACACCGAGCCCGGTCGCTTCCGCCGGGCCGTGATGAATCGCCGCCGGCCCGGCATAAAGCCGCTACCCGCGACGAGCGCAGCGCGCCTGCTGCTGATGAGTGAGTACGTCCCGTTCTGGGCGCCCTGCACGTGCGGTCGGCGTCGTCGCTGTTACCCTCGGGATTGTCCGCACTTCGAGTCGGCGTCGCGCTTCAGTCAGTTCAGCCCTCACACCAGAGGAGAAGAGGACGGTCTGCCATGCGAATCACCTGGCGCACCCGTGTCGTCGTCGTAATGCTCCTGGTCGTCGTCGCGGCGCCACTCGCCGCTCTGGGTAGCAAGAAAGCGCAGTACGTCGGCGGCACCATCCAGGGCCTTCCGGAAAAGGTCGAGGGCCAGGTGGACACGCGGAACGAGGAGGCCTTCATCTTCACGGCGGACAAACAGAAGGGCGTGCTGCGGATTCCCTACGCGCAGATCACGGGGCTCGAGTATGGCCAGAAGGCGGGGCGGCGCGTGGGCGTGGCCATCTTCGTCTCACCGCTGGCACTCTTCTCGAAAAAGCGGAAGCACTTCCTGACCGTGAGCTACACCGACGCCGACGGGCAGGCCCAGGCCGTAGTCTTCGAACTCGGCAAGGACATCATCCGCACCAGCTTGACCATCGTCGAGACACGCTCCGGGCAGGTCATCGAGTACCAGGACGAGGACGCGCGGAAGGCGGGGCGCGGAGGGGACGATCGCCCCTGAGGTAGGGTGACCCTTGGCTCGCGGCCCACGCGATCGACTCGCCCGCGGCATCTACCGCGACCGCTCCGGCCTCGCCGCCGTTATCCAGGTCGGCCAGGTCCAGGTCGAGAAACGCTTTCCGCTGGAGACGCCGCTCCGCGATCTCCAACGCTGGCGCGACAGCCAGCGCGAGATCCTCCGGCACCAGGGCGACCGCCCCGCGCGCGGCACCTTTGCTGCGGACGCGGCCCGCTACCTCCGGCAGGTCCACTACCTCGCGAGTTGGAGCGAGCGTCGCGCCGAGGTCCGCGCGTGGGTCGCCCGCTTCGGCCGGATCCACCGAAGCCGCCTCACGTCGAGCGCCGTCCGCCGCGCGTTCGGCGACTGGCTCAAGGCCGGCGTCGCGCCGAAGACGATCAATAACCGGCTCCAGACGCTCCGGCATCTCTACCGCACACTCGACGGGCGCCGGGCCCTGACGCCGTGCGACGAGGTATCGCCGCTCCCGGTCCCGCGCGCGCCGAGGGTCGTCGTGCCCGTCGCGCTCATCCGTCACGTTGAGGCGCAGCTGCGCGTGCACGAGGCGAAGGGCTGGCTCCGCTCGGCGAAGACCCGCGGGCGCTTCATGGTGCTCGCCACGACGGGCCGGCGCCCGAGCGAGCTGAAGCGCGCGCAGCCGGAAGACGTTGATCTCGACCGCCGCGTCTGGGTGGTCCGCGACGGCAAGGGCGGCTACACGCCGGGCGGGTTGTACCTCAACGACGAGATGCTCCTCGCCTGGCGCGTGTTTCTCGCCGCCGACGCGTTCGGCCCCTTTTGCACGAGCGCCTACGTGCGCACGCTCCAGGCGGCCGGCTGGCCCACGACGATCCGGCCGTATCAACTTCGGCACGCGGTGGCCATCGAATCGCTGGAGCGCGGGACCGAGCTGGCCGACGTCTCGGCCGTGCTTGGCCACACGCGCGTGGACACGACGCGGCGGCACTACGCGCCCGTGCTCGAGTCGCGCATGCAACGCGCGAGCGAGCGGTTAGAGGGACGGATCGGCTGGCTGGCGGATCGCGAGACCATCATGGGACCGGCCGCGAAGAAGACGAAAGCTGGGGTGTAGACTGTGAGTGGTCCGATGGTCGCGCGATCCTGGCACGAATCCCTGGCACCAATGACTAACTGCCTCGCGCTCCATCGGTTAGCGGCTCCAGTGCATGGGTTCGACTCCCAGGCGCTTCCGCCACCCTCAGCGACCGTCGCGCGCCGGATTTCGGGCGCTAAGTCGGCCCATCGGCCTCGATTTCCCGACGCGATCTGCGTCACACGCCCACCCGTGAATCCGGCCAGAACTGGACAGAACGGGACAGCAAGGGACGCCAAATCCTGGCACCAATCCTGGCACCCGTCGGGCCTGACCACGACCGCCCGTGGTAGAATCCCGGCGCAGCCGGAGGAGGCGACCCCCATGACACCAGGGAGGACCACCATGCGACTCGCACGCCTCGTGGCCGTCGTCGTAGCGTTCGCCGGCGTCGTGTGTCCGCAAGGCATGGAGGCGCAGGGCCTCCGCAACCAGGTCTACCTGCATGTCGATCGCCCGGGCCCAAACCCGGACGGCATCGTGTGGGTGCAACGCACGTTCGTGATCGCTGGGTGGGCGTTCAATTGCACCGGCTTCCCCCCGGACCTCTCGGTGTGGATCTACGATCCACATGAGCCCTGGAACGGTGGGGGATTCGTCCGCGTGGCGGACGCCCAGGTCACCGCGGGACTCTACCGGCCGGACGTCGCCGACGCGTTCCGTGGACAACCCGGCTGCAACGTGACGCCCTTCTCGGGATTCATCATCACGTTTCCCACGCCGCCGCCGGTCGGCGCGCAGGTCTTCGTCGTGAAGGGCTGGTCTGGTGGCGGCCGGTGGGAGAACGGCGTCTTCGTCTCGCCTTCGGCGCACCAGACCTTCTTCGGGATTGTGCGCTGAGGCACGCCCTGGATCTGCTCGACGCAGAATGGGACCGGCGTAACGTGATTCGCTCTTGACAATCACCAAGCAACCTATCTATAGTCACTCCTGCGGCATGGTGTAGAGGTCGGTTACTTCATCCTTGACAGATGAGGCCGAAAGGCCGGTTCCGACTTCGCCCTTTCCTGCCGCACTTAGTTCTGCGCCGTGGTGTAGGGAACGGTTACTTCCACTGTTAATGGGGAGGTCGTGGGTTCAAATCCCACCGCTGGTTTTCGGATCAGCGTAGCTCAGCCTGGTTAGAGCGCCAACGTTCCGTTTCCGCCCATTCCCGGCGCACTTTTCGGAGGCCACGCCATGCGGCTGAACGTCGCTGCGACCCATCCGAACATCAAGACGCACGAAGGGGCACCGGCTGTCCACCTGACGCCGCCCAGGGAACTCCGGCGCTCCGTGCTGTCGGCTCTCCTCTGGGAAGACACGTTCTACGAGAAGGGTTCCGCACTGGCGACGCGCGTCATCGACCTTGTGGCGAAGTGCAAGGCCGAGGCCGTGGCGGCGCTCGCCGTTGAAGCCCGCGAGAAGATGTATCTTCGGCACGTTCCGCTCTTTCTCGTGCGGCAGTTGGCTCGCATCAAGGGCAATGGGTCGCTCGTCGCGGCAACGCTCGAACGGGTCATTCAACGCCCGGACGAACTCGCCGAGTACTTGGCGATGTACTGGAACGGCGGCACTACCACGCCCCGGCCGGAACCGCTGTCCGCAGGGTCGAAGCGCGGCCTCGCGCGAGCCTTCCGCAAGTTCTCGGCCTATCAGTTGGCCAAGTACGACCGCGACTCGGGCGTGAAACTGCGCGACGTCTTGCGCGTCACGCACGCGAAGCCGGCCGAGATCGAGCAGGCGAAGCTCTGGAAACAAGTTATTGGGCGCACGCTCGAGACGCCCGATACCTGGGAAGTGGCGCTGTCGGCTGGCGCCAACAAGCGCGAGGTCTTCGAGCGGCTGTTGCGAGAGCAGAAACTCGGGGCCTTGGCGTTTCTCCGAAACCTGCGGAACATGATCGAATCGGGCGTGGATGCCGGGCTGATTCGCGAGCGGTTCGCCGGCAAACTCAACATGGCCTTGCCGTTCCGGTTCATCGCGGCTGTTCGCCACGCTCCCGCGTTCGCGATGGACCTGAACGACGCGATGCTGCGATCCGTTGCCGATCTGCCGCGTCTCCTGGGGCGCACAGTCGTACTGGTGGACGTGTCCGGGTCAATGGATGATCCGCTCTCGGCGAAGTCCGAGATGAAGTGCATGGACGCGGCGGCCGGGTTGGCGGTCCTTGTCCGTGAGGTTGGCGCGCAGTGCCGCGTCTTCACGTTCTCGCAGGGTTTGGTGGAAGTGCCCGCCTACCGTGGCTTGGCGCTGGTGGATGCGATCCTCCATTCTCAGCCGCATAGCGGAACGTATCTCGGTGCGGCGATCTTGGAGGTCCAGAGACACGCCCCCTGCGATCGGCTGATCGTCATCACCGACGAACAGAGTCACGACCGCGTGCCAAACGTGGCCGGAATCGGGTACGTGATCAACGTGGCCTCGTACCAGCATGGCGTCGGGTACGGCACGTGGACCCACATCGACGGATGGTCGGAGCGTGTCCTGGACTTCGTCCGTGAAGTCGAGGCGGATTCGTGAAGTTCTACACCGTCCGGAACATTCCCGACAACCTCTGGCTGCGCGTCAAACGGCGCGCAGCCAGCGAAGGCCACACCCTCCGCTGGATCATTCTCAATCTGCTTGAAGCCTACGCAAGCGGCAAGATCGACCCCCGCAAGTAGCTTTCCCGGCGCCCCGCTGCGCTAGGCCCTCTAGTCAGCCTCAATATTGCTTGGGCGGTGGACGGGCAGCGACACCCAGGCCGAGGGTCGCATTCCCAGTTCGGGGCAGGACTGGGCCCCAGCACCGCCGCCTGGACGGTCGCCGCCCCGTCACGCTTGTCAGGCTAAGTCCTGTCGTGTCATCATAGGCTCGCGCGCGACACGGGCCTAAGACAAGGTCCACCGGGCCGGGCAGCCTGACACTGCTCGGCCCGCCCTTTACCGATCCGGCTTGCAGTCCGACCCCCCGACATACCCGCCCACGTCCCGCGGCCCGGTCAGCACCGGTGGCCAGTCGAACTCGCGGCTACAGACGAGGCAGAGATACCGCCCCGGCCGTGAGCCTGTCGGCGCTCGCAGGCACTCGATTTCAGGCCGGCTGTCGCAGTGTGGGCAGGTCGGCTGATCGGTCATCGTCAGCCCGCGATCTTAACTTCGACCGTGCCCGAGAACTCTCGCGTGCCGACGTGCCCGGCGAGCTCGCCGCGGAGCTCGACGTGGTCGCCCATGCGCACAACCGCGCCCAGGTGGATCATGCCGTTCAGATCAGCCGAAGCGACGAGCGCGAACGTCTCGCCCTCCTTGAGCATCTGCGCGACGCTGGATTCGATCGCCTTCCGCGTGGCCGTGTGCAGGTCGAAGCCTTGGGGCAGCAGCGCCAGGGTGTCATCGTCGAACATTTTAGGCAGCCTCCAAAAGCACATGCGCCCGCATGGGCGTCTCCAGCGTCACCGCCGGCGGCAGACCGGCCGGCCGCCACGCGACCGGATGCTGATGGAAGAAGTGCCGCGCGCCCACGGCGAGGCCGGCATTCACCACCCAGCGTACGACCCGATTCGGCGGCCACGGCGAGTCTTCCATCGCGTCCTTCATGAGCTGATTCGCCTCCTCGACGCTGGCAAACAGCGGCACCGAGTCGTAGCGGCAGGCCAGATCGTGCAGCACCGCGGCGAAGTTGTACTTGCCGAAGCGTGGAAGAAACCATCGGAAGGGGAGCGGAATCGAGGCATAGTCCGTCACGAACCCTGGTAGCACCACGATGATCCGCCCGTCGCGCATCAGGTAAATAAACGGCCACACCAGCACGACGTGACGGCCATCGCCCGCATCGCGCGTGACGAGCGGGGAGAGAAACGGGTCGCGCACGGAACCTACTTCTGGAGCGCCGTCACTTCCGCGCCCGTCGCGCGCGTGAAGCCGAAGATGCCGGCTGCGGACATGCTGACCGCGACCCAGCCGGCGAAGAACTCGAAGGCCGTCGTCCGCGCGAACGTCTCGGCGCTCCACCCCCAGACCCCCACGCCGATCGCCGCCGCGAGGAGCACGGCGAGCGGTGCGGCGCGCGTCGGCAGGCCGGCCCACTTCACCAGCGACACGAGTCCGACGACCGCCGCGCTCACGGTGAGAATAGCTTCTCCGTTCATAGGATCCTTTCGAGACTCGCTACCCTTTCCGCCGAAGGGGCAGCGTGACGCCCCACCAGCCGATCTTGCCGGCGGCCTCCCACTGCGAGGGGTCGGATGAGGGAGCCGTCTCCAAGGTTTGGATGCGCGTCGCGAGTTCGCCGACCGCTTGAGTCAGATCGTGGTTCAGGACTTCCAATCCCTCGATCCGCGCGATGAGCGGGTCGATTTCCGGCGATGGCATGGGCGGGTCCGTCGGTTCGGTCGGCTCCTTGAACGGCCCCGGATCGACGGGCGCGACCCAGTACCGATCCGGGTCGGTGATGATCTTCGACTCGCCCTGGTGCGGTGTCGCCTCCGCGCCGGCCTTGATGAGCACGTCCCAGTACGTGCCGTCGGGCAACATCAGCACGTCTTCGCCGATGGTGCCGCCGCCGGGAAAGATGGCCACTTTGCCGCCGACCTTGTGTGACACGCCGAACGTCCCAGCCGGGTGATTGCGATGGGGCCACGCGGCCCGGTTGAGGATCAGGCCCAGCTCGGTCGAGGTCGGCACCTCGCCGAACAGCGCCCGCTCGGCCACCACGCTTGCAAACACGTCATCAGGGAGTCTCATGGTTCAGGTCCTCATACAGGCGCTCACGCAGGTCGAAGTTAGTCATGCCCCGCCTCCCCGCGCGTCCTCAAGTCGTTCGAGCCGCCGCGCGAGATGGCGCAGGTCGTCGCCCCGCGCGAAGATCCGATCGTTGCGCTCGACGATGGCCACGCGTTGGTCGGCCTCCAACTCGCACGCCTTTTTGCGCTCCTGGTGGATGTGCTCCACGCGCGCGTAGAGCGCCACGTAGTTCGCGTCTACGTTCTTCCGCCATTCCCCGAGCCCGTTGATCGCCGCCGTCTTGTGGTCAACGTCAGCTTGCCACTTCGCAAAGCCTTCGAGTGGGGCCAATACGCGGTCGATCTTGTCCAGGTTGCGCTCGAGCGTCTTCAGCCGTGAGCCGCCCATGCCGTATCGGCTGCCGACCTGCAGCAGCAGGACGACGAGCATGACGACGAACGTCGCAAGGCTCACCCAGTGGTCCATCGGTCAGCGTCCGCCCCAGACAAGCGACCACGCCTGCAACAGGGCCGCGGCCACGACGAGGCCGATCTCAACGACGTCCCATCGCACGCGCGGCCGGTCGAGCGCACAGAGCACGATCATGGCTGACCTCCGCCTTTCGGAGAGTCGATTCGTGGCTTCAAGGTGCCTGTCTGCCGGTCGTACACCCAGCCAGGGTGGCGCTTTTCGAGGTCGGCGATCCACGCCTCGAACTGGTCCTGCACGGCGCGCTGGTTCGCCTGCGCCCTGAGCGGTCCGAGCTGGCCTCGACACTGGTCGAGCTCGGCCACGGTCGCGGCGGCAAGGCCCTGGAGATCGATGGCCGTGCGCGTCGCCACGTCGAACGCGCCGAGTTCACCGGTGCGGTACGCGAGCGCGCGGATTTCGCCGACAGTGAGGCACACCGTCATCGCCTCGTCGATGCAGACGCGCACCGTGTCGGGCATGTCCGCCGCGACGCGGAGGTCGTTCCGCTCGGCCTGGGTGAGACGTGCCACATTGGCGCCGGAGACGGTGACCGGCGGTTCCTGCGCGACAAGACCGGCTGCCAAGACGACCGTAAGGGCGACTGCGAATCTAAGCCGTTTGACCATACGCGGATTCCTTTAGTAGCCCCGGCACAGGAAGAACAGCTGGTACCCGGCCAGCGCGCCGCCAGCATCTCCGGGATAGGCCACACTCAGCGAGGTCGTATCGACCGCGGTGAAGTAGATCGGCTCAAGCAGGGTGGGGTGTGTCGTCGTCACGGTACACACCGGCGCATTGGCAAATGCGGTCCCGAACGTGATCCCCCCGCCCGACGTTGAGCCTGTCCCGATCGTGACCGTGAACGCGTACGGTTCACCCGCAATGCTCGGGTTCGTGCCGAAGCCGCTGGCGATTTCGACCGTGCCGAAGGAGTCCGTCAGGTTCGTGCCGCCCAATCCGAGGCCGGAGGCGGTCAAGGCCATCGCCGCGGTACCGGACGCGTTCACAAACCAGTACTGGCCCAACCCGGTCTCGGCGAAGTACGCCAGATCCTTCGCCGTGGTGCCGAGGATGGTGCCCAGCGATCCCAGGCCTCCCGTCGATGCGCCCTCGGCTTGAAACGCCACCCATGCGCCACGATTGGTGGCGGTGGCCGTCGTGTTGTCGAGCGCGAGCTTGGCGAGGTTGGACGCCGCCGTCGCCGTCAGCGTCGTCCCGTCAAACGTCAGGCCCGCGCTCTCGCCCCAGGTGTTCGTCGCGGTGGCGTAGACGATCCGATTCGCCGTCGCCGCGTTCGGCAGAATGAGCGTCGAATAGACCGGGCACGCGCCGACGCCACCCGCGCGGAGGTAGGACCCGGCCGCCACGTCAGCCAGCCGCGCGAACTGGGTCGTACTCGACGCGCACAGCAGATCGCCGATGGCCTGCGACGTCACCGCCAGCCCGCCCGCGCGGAGCACGGTTAGGTTGTCCCGGACGGCGCTGTTCATGATCGTGGCGGTCACCAGCTCGCCGGTGGTCCAGGTTCGGGGCGCCGTCCAACTCTGGGCGCGAGCGGTCGTAGGCCAGATCGAAACCGCGAGCATCAGGCCCGCCAGTGTCACGCCACGGAACCATCTCGTGTTCATGGGGTCCATCCTTCAGAATCCCAGCCGCGTCGTCGTGCCGAGTTCGCTTCGGCCCACCACCCCGAGCAGCCACGCCTTGAACGGCGCCGCTGGCGCCAGGAGCCACCGGCAGACCATCCACGGCCCCGGGCGCAGCTCGATCTCGACGCGGTGAATCACCGCCTCGACCGCCGCGATCCCCGTCACCGTTTCACTGAGCGTGATGAGGTCGCCCGGTTCCCGCGCGAGCGCCTGCGTCAGGAAGGCCGCCGAGTCGTTCGCGAGGAACTCCAGCGTCCCGAGCTGCGAGACGAGCGTCGAGTATTGCGCCTGGAGATAGATCGCATAGCTCTGCGCGATCGTCGCGTTGCTCTGATACGGCAGATCGACGTCAAGCGGCCGTTGGCCGTAGTTCTGGACGCTCTCAGCCTGGAACGTCCGCGGCCCCAGGTCGTAGACGCCCTTCCCGCGAATCTGGAGAAAGGGATTCCCCGATCCGTCGACGAGGTAGACGGTCTGCGTGCCGGTGTTCGCGATCTCGATCTTGGCCGTCGAGGCGAACGGCGTCAGCGTCACGTCGAGATCGGCGGTCAGATCGGCGCCCGACCCATCGGCCGCGGCGTTCCCGGCGTAGTCCGTGCTCGCGACCAGCGGACTGACGACGTCGAGCGCGCCGATGAGCACGCGCGTTTCATCGGGCGTGCGGTACTCGACCCAGAGCGTGAGCGTTTCGCCGGCCGCCACCGAGGGCACCGTGCCCGTCGTACTGTAGACCACGGTCGTCGCCGCCGCATCGATCGTGCGGGGATGGATCGTGACGCGGACGAGGTTATGGAGCAACTCCACGTCGACGGGCACCTCGAGGCCGTGCATGCTGTCCGTCGCGAACGTGTAGGCGCTGGCACCGGCCGCTCGGGTATTGCGCGACTGGAGTCGCAGGGTGCCGTCGCCCTTCATGAAGATCAGCGCGAAGGAACTGGCGGCGATGTCGCTCAAGACGGACAGTGCCTTCGTCCCGCGGCCGATCTCGTCGAAGGCGTAGGGGTGCGTGTCCACGCCCGCATCGAGATCGCGGGCCAGGGGTTGGGCGGCGCTCGGGAGGGCGTCGAGGACGGCGGTGACGAGATCGTCCTCGCCCTGATTCACCTGGAGATCGACCTCCCGCAGGTCAGCCTCGCCAAGATCGCGCATCCCGTCGTAGCTCACGACGCGAACCAGCTGCGGGCCGTACCGACCCGGGAGGGGATCGATGAGCCGCACCTTCCCGCGGTGCTTGACGTAGCATCGCTGGGCCGTGATGGTCCCTGTCGCGGGCGTGGCCGGCGTGCCGCTCACCGCGTAGGTGAACGTGTCCGGGTCGGTCACCGCGATCTGCGCCGTGCCGGTGTACTCGCTCTGGTCGGCGCCGGCGATGGTCACGTAGTCGCCGGTGCTGTAGCCGTGGCCGACGAGGGTCGCCGTGGCGGTCGAACTCGCGCGCGTGAGCGCCGTCACGCTCTGCACGGCGTCGCTCCCATCGACGAAGCGCACGCGACAGGGAATGCCGACGGTCCACCCCGCGCGGACCGACGCGTGCAACGGCGAATAGTAGCCTTGGGTGGCGGCGCTGTTACCGGCGTGGTTCTTCAGCCAGAACTCGCACTCACCCGTGCCGGCGACGAGATCGAGCGGGCGATTCCCCGTCAGACCGTAGTGCGCGCGGAGGCCCGAGACGGCGTTCAGATCAGCCGACAGGTCGGTCCACACGTCCGCGCTCAACTGCACCTCCACGACGACCGTGACCATCAGCGTCGCCTCGCCAGCGCCAGCGCGTCCGAAACCGCCACGGCAATCGCGCGCGGCTGGTCACGGAGCAACCGTTCGATCCGGCCGAAATCAGCGCCTCCGCCCGGCGCCACCGCGGCGCGCTGCGCCGGGTTGTCCTCACGGACGATCGCCTCGCGGTCATGCACGCGGATGGTCTTCCCGGCGCCGAAGTCGCGGAAGCCGTAGGTGCCCGTGGCGTAGCCTTCGGCCCGTTCGCCGCCCGCCCCAGGAACGTCGGACACGTCCCACTCGACCGGGATCATGATCTTCGTGCGGCCGAAGCGTTCCGCCGCATCGATGACCCGACCGAAGCCCTGGGCCGTATCCACGGTCAGCTTGTCGATCAGCTCCTGCAACTTCTCGACGACGCGGTCGATCCCCTGCGTCAGGGTCTCGGCGAACGTCAGGCTTTCGAGCCCCTTCAGCTTCTCGCCGTTCTCGTCGACGAGCAGGCCGGCCTCGATCATCGACTCCACGATCGGACGCATCCCGGCGGGCAACTCCGTGCCGTACTTCATCGCCTGTTCGACGAGATTGGCGACCTGCGGCCCCATCGCGGTGATGACCGCGCCGGCATCAGCGCCCGCACCCGTGAGCAACTCGAAGTCCTTCACGACCTGGAGGAACTGGCTATCGAGCTTCGCCTGCCAGTAGCCATTCCCGAGCGCGTCCTGGGCGAGGCCGTACCGGGCCGCCGCCTCCTCCATCGCTTTGAAGTCCGGCCCGGCCATTGCGAGGAGCTCGGCCTGCACGTCCACGCTCAGCGCGCCGAGCGAGGCGAGCTTGTCGAGCATCGGCTGGATCGCGGCGCTGCCCTCGACCCCGAGCCGCTGCGTCAAGGTCTGGCCCAACTCGTCGGCGAGGCGCTTCTGATCTTCGAGCGCCTTCGCGAGCGCCTCGATCTGCTGCTGCACGGAGGCGAGGCCCGCTTGGTTCTGGTTGCCCCAGATGCCTTGGAAGTTGATCCCGAGCCGCGCGGCGATCGCCTCGGCCTCGGCGGTCGAGCCGTAGAGGCTGACGACCTGATCTTTCAGCTTCGCGATCTCCGCGTTCGCCGCCTCCAACTGCTTGCGGCCTTCACTCTTCCCGAAGAGCTTGCCGAAGAGCCCCGTGACGGCACCGATGATCGCGCCGGCTCCTGGGATCATCTGCGCGAGGCCGCCAATGAAGTTCAGCGCGCCGCCCTGACCGGCTTGCTTCCAGCCAGCGGACAGGCTCTTCGCGCCATCGAGCGACTGCTTGATCGTGCCGGTGAGCTGCGCGGCAAAGCCGGTAATCCCCTTCAGCGCGCCGCCGCCGATCTGGGCGAGCTGGGCGAAGCCAGCGGACATGCGGTCGAGGGAAGCGGAGACCGTGGGCGCGTCCTCATGGGCGAACTTTTTCGCGTGGATCCCGATGATGTCGTAGGTCTCGCCGACCTTCATGAGCTGGTCGATGAACCGCGCGAGTTCGTCGACGGTCGTCTGCTGGAGGAGACGGCTCAGCGCCTGCTGCTGGTCGTACCACGCCAGCGTGCCAGTCGTCACGGTCTCAAGGGTGCCCGGCAGTTGGTCGAGGCCCAGCCTGTAGTTCATGACCACGTTCTTGCCGGCCATGAGTTCGGCGACGTATTGTTTGGTGGCTTCCGCGGCCTTCGCGGCCGCTTCCGCGGCTTTCTTGGCGGCGGCGGCGGCGGCCGTGCGGACCTGAATCTCGCGTTGAATCTCCGCGACGAACAAGCGGACTTGCTTAGCCGCCTCTTGTTCCACGCGTCCGCCGTTCGCCATCTCCTCGGCCATCCGCTGAAACGGCGAGGGCGCCGCCTGTGCGGCTCGGACGAGACTGCGGATGCTTTGGTCCGCCTCAGCCATCGCGCCCACTAGACGAAGGATCTGCGTCGAGGTCTCGCCGACCCATAGGCGCGAAAAGGTTTCCCAAGCCGGTACGCCAGCCGACACGGATGAATTCAACGCGCCAACGATCTCGTTGAGGGAACTGAGGGCGGCGACGATCAGCGGGTTCTGAACAATCGCCTCGCCGATACGCTCCTTGAAATCGCCCCAGGCATTCCCCAGTTGTTCAATGCGCCCCGCGTACGTTTGCGCTTGCGCCTGGGCCTGACCGCCGAACTTGTCATGGAGCGCCTCGAGCACGACGGAGATACCCTCGGTCTTGTAGCGTGCCTGGTCGATGATGATGCCGTACCGGCTCAGCGTCCCCGTCTCTCCGGCGAACGCCTTGCCGACGAGCGTGGCCGCGGCCTTCAGATCGATGCCGAGCCCCGCCGCGAGATCCTGCGTGGCCTCGATCGCCACGCGCATCTGTTTCGGTCCCACGTCGCCAATCTGCACCAGCAGGGCGGCCATTTCGAGCGTGGCTTCATCCCCGTACCGCGTGAGCGATTGCAGCTCGGAGGCCATCGCCTTGTACTGCGTGACGACCTTGGTCGAGGCGTTTCCCTGTTGGGTGAGCGCCTGTACGAGTTTCTTCTGGGCGAGTTCCTCCTCCGCGAACGCCTTGATCGAGCTGCCGACAAAATCCGTGAGCAGTCGCCACGCGCGTTGCAGGCCAGCAAGGGTGAGCTGCGCCGTGACCCAACTGGCGACCAGCGTCTTGAATGTGCCGAAGAGGCCCTGCGTGGGCGCCTCGACTTGTCGCGTGGCCTCGGCGAGCTGTCGAAGTGCCGCCGGGGCCTCTTTTCCCAGCACGGCGTACTTTTCGAGGGCCGCCTGCACGACCCGGTTGACGCGCGCCTGCTCGGCTTCGGTCAGCTTTGCCGCGCCGCCAATCTGGTTGACCGCCGCCGCGACGTTGTGCGCCTGCTGGATGAGCTTGTCGCCCTGGAAGCTCGTCGCGAGCTTCGCCATCGCCTGCGTCGTGGTCTCGATTTGGTTCTTGCCTTCGGCGAGGTTCTTCTTCAACTCGGCCAAGCTGGCGGCGATCCGGACGACCATGACGGGTGCGGCGGCCATCAGCCCAACCCCTGCGCGTCAATCGCCGCTTGGACGGCTCGGCCGATCCGGTCGAGGTGTGGCGCCTCTTCGACGCGAGCCGCGGCGAAGAGAAACGGGTGCGGGGCCATCTTCCGCGTGCCGAACTCCAGCCAGAGCGGGAGGTTCGCCGGCCGGCGCCAGCCCTCGTCGTCAACAGTCGGCCCGACGTAGACGCGATACCCGCCGAGCGGCTCGGGCCCCTCGTCGATCGTGATGGCCTCGCGCGTCTTCCCCGTCGCGCCCCACTGGGCGCGGGCCTGGGCCCCGGCCTGCACACGTTGGGCCGTGACGTGCGCCGCCTCACGACAGAGTGACTCCGCCGCCGCCCCCAGGGCGTCGAACGCAGCGAGCAGGGCCTGCGCGTCCACGTCGATCGTCAGCTTATCGGCCATCGTTCGCCTGTCGCTTCGCGTCGACGTCGACCTGGGCCTGGACGAGCTCGAACTCGATCCGCTGCACGAGCTGGCACATGGGCGTCCGTGGGATGTCCTGCCGGCGCTGGGCGCTGTCGACGATCTGTTTCGCCGCCGCGAACGCGCGCATTTCGATGATCTCCTCGAGCAAACCCGCCGGGGCCCGCTGCCACTCCGCGAGCGCGGCCGAGGGGAGACAGCCGAACTCCTCGGCCAACCGAGAGACCCACCAAGTCTGGGGCATCGCGGCGCCGTCGTCGCCATTGAGAAAGCGATACAGCGCCGTCAGCCGTTTTTTCGCGCCGCCTCCTCCGCCGCCGTCGTGGCGGCCGTGACCGCCGCAGGCTCGGTCGCCCCCGCGTCGGCCGCGGCGAAGAGCGATGGCTTCGTCAGCCGGAGGATCGCGCGCGCGATCGCTTCGCTCGCGTCGTCGTCGAGGTCTTCGAGCGCCTCGACGTCATCGTGCGACCGGTCGTAGCTCCACCCGATGATGCCCTTCTGGAGGAGCACGGTGCGGTCATAGAGGAGGAGCGGATCGGCCGTGCGTGCGGCCGCCAGCGCCGCGCCATCTGCCTGCAGCGCCTGGATCTCCGTGAGGATCTCCGTGGCGCCCAGCCGTTTCAGCTCGACGAATTCCAGGAGCGCCGCGCGCTGGCTCGCGGTCATCGCCGCTTTCAGATGCTTCGGCGCCAGCTTGCGGATTGTGACGGTCTGCCCCGGATCGCCCGGGACGGGGATCGTGTCGACGACGAGGGACGTGAAGATGGACATGCCTTCGCTCCTTCAGGTGGAAAGGCGGCGGCGGAATCGGACGACGCGCCCGATCCGGCCGCGGCGTTTCCCGCTGGGCGTCCTTTCGTGGACGCCGCGGCGGGCGGGTCTAGCTCCAGGTCAGCGCGCCCGTGGGCTGCAGGACGGCCTCGAACTCGGTCAGGGCGCCGTTCTTCCCGAGCACGGCGTAGCTGATGAGCCGGACGTCCATCGTCATGATCTTCGAGTCGCCGTAGCCCACGACCAGCTCGCGCCCGTCGTCCTGGGGCCCGTCGTCGGGCGACAGAAAGACCACATGCGGCCCGGTGTCGGCCGTCGTGTCCCAGAAGCCCGTCAGGGTGATCGGGTCGCCCTTCTTCATCCCCGTCGGGGTGTGCTCCTCCCAGGAGTCCCCGAAGGCGTGCGACGGCTGCGTCAGGGCGGTGATCTTGATCCCGCCCATCGTCAGGATGAAGTTGGTGATCGTGCGTGCGGTCCCGCCCGGCGCATCTTCGAGCGTGACGGTGATCGACTGACTGCCATACTTACCGGCCATCGGATCCTCCTCCTGCGTGTGCGCCGTGTGCCAGCGCCGCACGGAGCGCGCGCTTGGCGATCCAGCTTTCGAGCGACCGTTCGAGCGCCGTGGCCTGGCGCATCACGACGCCGGCCGCGTCTTTGTCGGGGAGATCCGTGGTCGTCTCCCACGTCTGCCGCGCGCGTCGGGCCGTGTCGGCCGCCGCCCCGTGCGCCCGCGCGATCTCTTCCGCCGTCATCATCAGCTCCGCGCAAAGCCGCAGAACACCGTCGCCTGCCCCGCCACGCCCGCTTCGGCCGAGGGCGAGGCCGAACTCGACGCCGAGACCGAGGGCGACAGGCTGGCCGACGGCGACGTCGAGGCGCTCGGGGACACCGAGGCCGACGGCGACGTCGACGCCGAGGGGCTCACCGATGCGGACGTACTCACCGACGGGCTCACGCTCGACGACGGACTGATCGAACTCGACGCCGACACGCTCGGGCTGACCGAGGCGGAGGGCGACGTCGACGCGCTCGGGCTGACCGACGCCGACGCGGATACCGAGGGTGACCGGCTCGACGAGGGCGAGACGGAGGCCGAGGGGCTCACCGACGCGCTCGGCGAGACGTCGCCCCACACCGTGCCATTGAATCGCAGGTGCTGGCGCACAGAGCCCGCGACGGTCTTCCGGGTCGCCGTCGGCGCGGAGAGGGTGTCGAAGGTCAGGAGCGTGTCCCAGTTATTGCCGTCGGCGCTGTGCTGGATGACCCCGACGAAGCTCCCGAAGCCGGCCGTCATCTGGAGATAGCCGACGCCGCCGTTACTGGAGGCCGCCGCGCCATCGACCGTCTCGCCCGTCCAGTCGTAGTCGTGCGCCGCGAGGGGGTGCAGGATGACGCCGTGGTCGACCTGGCCAGCAATGACGTACTGGACGTTCGCCTTGGTCAGGGCGCCGAGCTGCCCGAGGACCTCGTAGGCGACGCTGAAAGCCGCCTGGAGGCCCAGGAACGCGTTCCCCAGGACCTGACCGGCGAAGCCCAGACAGATGATCCGCGCCGTAGCCTGCGGCGACCCGGGCACGCTGCTGGCCATTGCCGCGTGAATGTTGTTCGCGGATGTGTCGAAGAACCCGCCCTCCTGAGCGAGGGTGACACGGGACATCCCGGTCGGGCGGTGCGCTTCCCACGCGTCGCCCAGGCCGTCATCCTTCTCCTGCAGCGCCTCGTGTTTCCAGGTCAGGTTCTGGAGCTTCGCGGCGAGCAGGTTGTAGCCGTCGACCAAGAACAGCACCGAGGGCGATCCGTATTTGCCGGCCATCGCTTACTCCATCCGCTCGTCGGGCCACTCGTGACCGCATCGCGCGCAGACCGGATGCGGGACGCCGAAGCCCGAAGAGGCCACGCGGCGGTCGGGGCCCGCGCCACAGCGCGGACACGGACGCGGCGCGGTCGAGGGACGCGCCGGCTGGCCATTGGGACCGACCAGCGGCAGGGGATTGAACGGGACGTCCGGACTCATGACTCCTCCACGTACAGCTCGAAGCGCGACACGATCTCGTGCACCTTGACGCCGCTCAGGAGTTCGTCGGGCAACGCCACGGTGTTGCGGTAGAACACGTGCCCGCACATCGCGTACCCGGTGACGGTCAGCGCCGCGTCTTTCAGGAGGCCGATGGCGAGCCGATTCGCCGTCTGTGCCTCCGCCATCCCGCCGAACCGAGACCAGACATGGGTTCGGATTTCCATCTCCGGAAGGCCGCCGGTCCCAAACCCGCGCACGTCGCGTTCGCCCACGATCTCGATCCAGCCGACCGGGAGCGTCGCGGCCTGTGGCACGTCGTCGTGCCAGCCACCAGGGGTCGCCGCCTGGAGCGCCGCGTCCTGGAACAGCGCATAGATCGCTTCGGCGACGGGGCTCGCAGCGGAGTCGGTCATCAGGCGGCCTCTCCGGCATCGAGCACCATCCAGCCCCGTCCGTCCCCCTCGGGCCGCACGGCCTGGATCTCGAGCGTCTTGCGCGCCGCGCTCGCCGGCCAGCTCGGCGTCCACAAGATCCGCATCTTGGGCGTGAGGTCCGATCGCACCCGGGCGCGGAACCGGTAATCCACCTGGGCCGAGACCGCTTGGAGCTGCAACCGTTCGGTCGCGCGGATCTCGACCTGCTCGGCTGCGATCGTGTCCACGGTCCGCCAGGTCTCCTCTCGGCCCCCTTGCGCGTCCGAGGCGTAGGTCGCCGTGATTGTTCCCGTGGCCGGTGTCGTCGGACTGCCCGCGATCGCGTACGTGCACGCCTGATCGCCGGTCACCGTGACCTTGACCTTGCCGTTGTAGGCGGCCGGCGTCGCGCCGGCGACCGTGGCGTAGTCGCCCGTGGCGTACCCGTGCGGCGCCGCCGTCGTGAGCGTCGCCACCGCGCCCGACCGCGTCAGCGTGGACACGGCGAGGTCGGCCGGGGTGGATGTCAGGACAACGAGGCGCTCGCGGCGGGCGTTCATGCCGCCCTCCGTTGGGCCAGTCGGGCCTGGTAGCTCCAGTAGGTCCGCTTCACCAGAGGCAGCGGGTTGACGATGGTCCCGGTGATGATCTCCTCGCGGTGGGCGTAGTGCGCGCCCGCGTCGACGAGCATGGCCCGCTTGAGGATGGCCGGCACGCTCGAGGCCGCGGCCCCGTAGCCGCAGACGAAGCGCACCGTGACGTCACCGGCCTGTCCATAGAGCGAGGGCCAGGTCACGGCGTAGGCCAGCGAGACGCGGCCGGGTTGGGCGCGTGACCCCGCGGGCGCCTCGACGACGTAGTTGGTCGCCGCCCACGCCTGGAGCGTCCCGCCCGTGTCGCGGTACTTGACCGACGTCACGCTCTGGAGTGGCGGGAGCGGTAGTTCGATCCAGGTCTCCCCCGGCCAGGTGTCGAGCACGAGATCCCATGTCTGGGTCAGGAGCGCCCGGCGGGTCGCCATCTCGCAGCGTTCGCGCACGGCCGTGATGATCCCGGTGAGTTCCGGATCGAGCGTCGTGTTCACGGAGGGCGCTTCAACCCCCAGCGCGGACGCGGCGACGTTGATCGTCGAGGTCGTCGCTGTGTTGTTGGCGAGCGTGGCGGCGTACTTCGCCACGGTCTCCCCGGGCGCCAGGGCGTAGGCCTTCCGCGAGGTCACCCCCGACCCGCCGATCGCGATGGCTGTCACGCTGATCTGGCCGTTGACCGCCGGGTCGGCGACCGTGACCGCATCGGACAGCGGACCAAGCTCGGTCTCGCCGTCGGCCGTGACGAACGTGAACCCGATCCGCCACGCCCCGGCGTCGCAATCGCCCGCAACCGGCGTACTTGGAAGGGCCACGGCGGGCGCGGTCGGCGCCGGCTCACCAGCCGTGTCGTTGAGCTGGAGATGCCGGCGCAGTTCCGCCAGCGTGATCGGTTCGAGGGCCGGGCCGGTGATTAGGGTCAAGCTCATTGCGCATCCCCGTCACCCGCCGGTCGAGTAGTACAGGTCGATCACGATGACTGCGCTGGCGACCACGTTGTTGGCGATGGCCAGCGTGAGCGTGTCGCTCAGATCCACGCGCGGATGGAGACTCGTCCCGCTGTAGACGATCGCGGCCTCTTCCGAGACCATCAGGTCGCGGTTGGCCCCAACCCCTTGGAGCACGTCGAGGCCGTGTTGGTCGAGGATGCGGATGTCGTAGTTGTCGGTCGGCGCCCCAGTGGTCGGACTCACCGAGGCGCTCGGCGACGTCGACGCGGACGGCGAGACCGACGCGGAGGCCGAGCCAGACGGTGAGATGGAGGCGCTGGCGGACACCGACGGCGAAACGCTGGCCGAGGCGCTCACCGACGCGGAGACCGACGGCGAGATCGACGCCGACGCCGACCGTGACGGCGAGATGGACGCGGACGCGGAGACGGACGGGCTGAGCGAGGCGCTCGGACTCGTCGAGGCGCTCGGGCTCACCGACGCCGACGCCGAGCCTGACGGGCTGATCGACGCGCTCGGGCTGTAGGAAGACGACGGGCTCAGCGACGCGGAGGCGGACACCGAGGCACTCACGCTCGGACTCAGGCTGGCCGATGGCGACCGCGACGCGCTCGGCGATCGCGAGGCCGAACTGGACACGGACGGGCTCGTCGACGCCGACGGCGAGATCGACTTGCTCGGACTGCGGCTCGAACTCGGGGAGACGGACGCCGACGGAGACACGGACGCCGACGCGGAGACGGAGGGCGACCGGCTCGCCGACGCCGACACCGAGGGACTCAGGGACGCCGACGGCGACGTCGAGGCCGAGGCCGACACGGATGGAGAGATCGAGGCGGAGGGCGACGTCGACGCGGAGGCCCCGGGGTTGGTCACCAGCTTGAGGAGCGACCCCTCGAACTTCGTCTCGATCTCGGTGGCGGGGAAACTGCCGTCGGCCGCGTCCGCCGTGCAGGCGAACGTCAGCCGGCGGACGGTCCCGACCAGCACGGCCGATTGGACAATCGTCCCAGCCATCGGCTACGCCTCTTCAGTCACGTAGCTGAGCAGGACGTCGATGTGGGTCGCCGTGTCGAGGTCGTCACCGGTCACGCCGATCGTGATCGCCGTGTTCTCGTCGTTGGCGACGTAGGAGGCGCCCGCGGCCAGCATCGTGACGTTCCCGGTATCCGGCTTGACGATCGCGTCCTCGGTGAGGGCCGCGATCCCGACCGCGGCCAGTTTCGCCGACGCGGCGCTCTGCGTGCCGAGGATGTCCACGGTCGTGGTTGTCCCAGCCGCGCCGCCAATGGCGATCATCGTGAAGTCGACGAGCCGATGGGCCATGCCCTTGACGGCGGCGGCGAGCGTGGCGCCGGCGTTGACGTCCGCGGCGGCCACGCGCTCACGCACAGTCATGACCATCGCCGTGCGAACTGCCTGCTGTGTCATGTCCCTGACTCCCCTCGCGCCTCCTGGGCGCGCGTCAGCCCTTCCGTCGAGTCGAGGCCTTCAGCTTCGCGGGCAGGGTGGGCGCCGGACGGCTGGACGTCTGTGCGACGTCCTCGACCTGGGCGGCGGTTCCCACCTGGAGCGCGGCTCGGCCGGCGCCGAAGGCGTAATCCCGAATCTCGCCGGCATACCGGCCGGCCGTCGTGCGGAGCCGCATCCTGGGCGCCTAGATCGCCGTCGGGATCAGGCTGCCGGGATACCGCGGCGCGCCGAGACCGAGGGCGGCGACGAAGATCGTGGTCGCCGTGGAGTCGATCTCGAACGTCAGCCACTCATAGCCGTCGGTCACCTGGTCCGCGTTGATCTCGACCGCGACCTGCCGGTGATCGAAGGTCGTCGCGGTGAGCGTCAGCCCGGTTGCCGCCACCGCGGTCCAGTCTCCCCACTGATCGGCGAGCGCGACCTTGTAGTCGGCCGCGCCGAGTCGGTACTTGAAGGCCAGGGCGGTCGTCTTGGCGCCGGTCGTCGCGCCGGCGTAGACCTTCAGGATCGAGTTCCCGGTGATGGCGCCGAAGGTGAAGAGCGCGCCCAGGGCATGCAGTCGCCCCATGTTCACGCTGTCCGAGTCGATCCCCGCCGAGCCGTAGTCCGCCGGCTCGATGAGGGGCACACTGCTGAAGCGTTCGCTGATGCGCATGATCGTCGTTCTCCCCTACGGGCGGGCGCGTCGGCCCTCCTAGCTCAGGACCACGATGCACGAGAGCGTCGAGCCGCCCGACTTGGGCGTCAGCGCCGCGTTCCAGGTCGGCTGTCCGTCGACCCGGGCGATGAACCGGTAGACCGCTTCGTCGGTCAGGAAGGCCACGTGCAGCGACACCGCCTGATCCACGCCGCCCTTGTCGATGAACAGGTACTCGTCGAGGGCCACGAGGATGATGTCCCCGGTGGTGCCGAGCGCCGCGCAGTACTCAACCGGGATGATCGGGATGTTCTTGTAGGTCGCGTACGGCCGGCCGTCGCCGGCGGGCTTGTAGCTCGGGTCGAGGACGCCAGCCGTCCCGATCGCGAACGACAGGACGTCGAGCTCCGGCTCGACCGACTGATCGACGAAAAACGCCGCGCGCGATCGGAGCGGCGCCCACAGGCGGTTGATCATGCCGCGCATGTCGTCGGCTGTGACGTGGCTCGCGCTCGCGCGGGTCACGGTGATCACGGCCGGCGAGTTGAGGACGCCCAGCGGCGACGTGGCGCCCAGGCCGTTGATGACCGCGTCCTCGATCCGGAACTGCAGTTCGAGCGGCAGGTAGCGGTTGATCCACGCCTCGAGCGCCACGCTGTCGGCCAGGAGCTCGTCGGTCGCGTACACGAACGCGCCGACCTTGCGGAGCTTCAGATCGATCTCGCGGAACTTCGGCTTGCCGCTCGTCAGGGTGTTGCCCTGCCCGAGCCAGCCCGAGACGATCCCGCCGTACCGCGAGTTGTCGGCGCGGCTCGTTTCGTCGATGGCCGGCATCTTCGTGCCGTTGAAGCCCGGCCCGATGGGCATGGGCGTGAGCCGCCGGAGGATCTCGCCCGTCTGGTAGGCGCGCTGGATCACCTGGCTCGACCGCTGCTGGGTCACCAGGAAGCCGCCTTCGGACGGCACGTCGGTGTTCATGCCGGTGGCCGTGGCCATCAGAGGCTTGAGCACGGCCAGATCCGCGGCCGGGGTGTGCGCCATCCCGCCGTTGATGGCGAAGCTCCGAATCGCCTGGAGCTGCCGGCCCCAGAACCCGGGCTGCTCGGTCGCGCGATCGGTGACCTCGATGTGCGAGCCCCCGGCGGCGGCGCGCTGTCCCGCGACGACGTCGGGATCCAGGCCGGTGACCTGCGTCGCCTGGCGCTCGGCTTCGTTGGCCGCTTCGGCGGCCTCGAGCAGGCTGGCGGCTTCGGTGAGCTGCGCCTGCGTGGCCTCGATCTTCGGACCGGCCTCCGTGAACGCGGTGCGTTCCTCGTCGGTCAGCCCACGCTTCTCGGCGACGGCCTTGACGCCGATGTCCGCCCGCGCCTTGGTCAGGCGGGCCAAGTCGGCCTTGAGGTCCGCGTGACGCTGCCGGATGACTTTGAGATCCATCTGTCCGCTCCTCAGTGGGCTGTCCGCCCTCCGTACGTTCAAAAGCGCCAGCGATGCCCTGCCCGCCGATGCGGGTCTCAGGACAGCCGCTGACGCTCAACGGAGGTCGTGAAGCTGTCGCGCCGTCCGTGCGCGCGCGCCCTACGGGGCGGTCTGCACGGCCGGCCGTGTGTTAGAGGAGAGTATGGGGAGAGAGAATCAGAAAGGCGATTTTAGATTACGAAAATCCCTAGGACGCGGGATCGGTCGGGTGCGCTGCTGCCCATCGGCGCGCGAATTCTTCGCCCGTCACGGGCTCGCCATTGATTTGGAACCAACGCAGCCCTGGCACGTACACCGTGTACGCATCCGCCGTATAGCCCGGGCTAACGGACGCACAGCACTCTCGGCACTCCAGGTGACCGACCTCGTAGGGTTCACCATCCTCGTCGATCCTCTCTCCGTCCTTCACCCAGACGAGCGTGGGGACGTCATAGCGGGCTCGTGGATCGTACGCGTCGGCCGGTTTTCCGTCGACATGCCAGCGGTGTTCGTGTCCATGCGCATCCCGATACACCCAGGCGGTGTCGGCCCTGTGCGCGCTGGTCGCGTCCAGTTGTTCGACGCCGGTCTCAAAGATGTCGTCAGGCATCAGGAGGTACCGTCGGGCGCCAACAGCGGCCGATGCGCCCGCCCCTCAATACTACGTCGAATCAACTCCGGGACGGAAATCTGCCGCTCGGCCGCCTGACGGCACAAGGCCTCGTGCAGGCTACAGGGCACGCGGATGCACACCGGAGTCGACGGCTCATTCGTCACGAGCGGTGGCCGGCCGCGGCCCCGGTGTGCCCTCTTCTCCATCACCGTCAGTCCACCGATTGCGCGATCGCCGCCAGGAGGGCGGCTTCCTCGTCGGCCTCGCTGGCCGTCTCGACCGCCGGCAGCTCGGCCGCCGGAGCCGATTCCGCAACGATTGCCGCCGTCTCGGGCGCCGGCTCCGGGTCCGGATCCGCCGCGGCCAGGACGGGCGCCTCTGCCCCGGCCGCCGCCGGCGTCTCAGGAGCCTCGGCCGCCAGCTCCGGCGATCCCGCCGCAGCTTCCACGCGCGTCACGACGACACCCCCGCGCCGACCGACGTAGCGGGCGATCGTCTCTTCGAGCGTGCCGATCCGGTCGATCATGCCCACCTCGAGCGCCTGCTTCGCGAAGTAGACCCGGCCCTGGCCGTACTCCGCCCGAACCTTCGCCGGCGAGACCCCTCGGCCACGCGCGACGGCCTTAATGAAGTCCTCCCCGCGCTCGTCGACGCGGGCCTGTATGAACGCGCGGGCCTCGTCCGAAAGCGGCTCGTCCTGGTTGCCCTCCACTTTGTAGGCGCCGTTGAAGACGTACGTCGGTTTGACGCCCAGGCGCTCGTTCATGGCCGAGTAGTCCGAGTGCATCGTGAAGACCCCGATGCTCCCAACCGACGCGCTCGGCGAGGCCACGATCTCGTCGGCCTGGCTGGCGATCCAGTAGCCCGCCGAGGCGAGGAGGGGATTCGCGACCGCGACGATGGGCTTCTTCCCGCGCAGCCCGAAGAGCGCGGTGGCGGCTTCGAGGCAGCCCGAGACCGTGCCGCCCGGCGTGTCGGCGTCGATGATCACCGCCCGCACGCTGTCATCGTCCACGGCGGCGCGCACCTGGCCGATGAACTGCTCGAGCGATGTCCCGCCGCTCATCCGGGTCATCATGGTCATCTTCTGCGCGAGGACGCCCTCAAGCGGAATCACGGCGACCGTCTCGACGCGCTGGGGTTCACGCGGCTGCACCGCGCCCAACCTGGCCTGGATCTCTTCGGCGGTGAAGGTGACGCCCTGCGCGCGGAGATCGAGCAGCTCGCAGATGGCATCCATTTTCTCCGGCAGGATCGCCCAGAGGTGGGTGCGCACAAACCGCGTGACGCGATGGACTTCAGACATGGGGATGCTCCTCTTCCTGATCGTGCGATGAGCCGACGTCGTCGATGGAGGCCGGTTCAGTGGACGCGCCGAGAATCGTCGCCAACAGATCGCCGAACCGCCCGCGCGTCCGGCCCCAGCCGGGCACCTCATCGGCCTCGGTCCAGCCCTGACAAGTCCGACGGTCGCGGAACTGATCCTGCCGCCAGCGCGACGGCGTTAGGTTCTGGCGGTGCCGAATGTCGATGTTTGGCTGCGCCGAGAACCAGTGATCAGCCTCGTGCGGGTCGAGCGCCCGAGACCAGCGGTTCGTCCCCGGCTCAAACCCGAAGTTACGGTGGTAGCCTTCGGCTTCGATCGCCGCGACGCGGCGCCGGTAGTGCTCGACGAGCAGCGCGCGGTCGGCGCAGAGGCCGGACGTCTGGTCGCACAGATAGTGCAGCGCCCGGCCGGTCGCCGCGTCCACCTTCCAGGTGTGGCGGTTGTACCAGAACACGTCGCGCGTCGGCGGGACGAACGTGAAGTGCGACGGGTGGTAGAGAATGTCGTGCTCGACGAGACACGCAAGGTCCGTGTCGAGCGCCTCGAGCCCGGCGAGGATCTGCCGAAACATCGTGAGGTAGCCGCGCTCGAGCGCGAGCACCAGATTAACGTCGCCGCGAAACTCGGTCGGGCCGAGCGTCACGACGGCGATCGGCAGACCCGGAGCGGCTCGCCGAAGCTGCACCTGAACGGCGCGGGCGATCGTCGGATCGATCCGGAGGTCGCTGTAGTAGACCAGGCCGGTCGTCGGCGCCCGCGCGGGGTGCCGAGGTCCGGCCTCGATCGCGGCCTCCGACGCGACGGGACGGGGCGGGCTCGGCTGCGCGGAGAGGCGCGGCGCCATCCCCGTGCGCATCGTCCGACACGCCTCGATCGCCGCGGGCGTCCAGTCCGGCACGGGCGCGAACTGCTCGATCAGCCACGCGAGCGGGCGGACCGTGTGCGCCCAGGTCCCGCCGATCCAGAGCGCGCGCGAGTGCGCCCGCGCCTGCGTGACGGCGTGCTCGCTCAAGGGATACGGGAAGCCGAAATCCCGGCCCTGCGTGCGGAACATGTGCGCGAACCAGGTCCGCTTGTTCACGACCTGACGTCCACCAGAGAGCCAGGACTTACAGGCGATCTCCGTCCCGAACTGCCCCCAGCTCCCGTGCTGTTCGTCCATCCCGCCGAGGCGCCAGAAGCGATCACGGCGCATGACGAAGCACGCGCCGACCGAACTGAGCACGTCGGCGATGTCGCCCTGGGCCTCGGGACGCGTCTTGTAGCTGCCCCAGTACTGGAAGTGCAGATCGGCGTCAAACCGCGCGAAGTCGGTGAGACGGTTGAGCCGAGGCCGCCAGAGGACCTCGCGCACGGGTACGCCGCGACCGCACTTCTCGCAACGCGCCGGCGTCGGTCCCTGGTACGTCCGATGACCGCACGCGGGACAGACCCAATCAAATCCATGCAGGTTGTACATGCGCGGAATCTGCGTCACGTCTGCCCCGAGCTCGTCGCCGGCGCGCACGAGCTCGACGTCGAAGCCCTCCGCCACCGCGCAGTGCGCGTCGAGCTTCATGAGGTAGCGCGCCGTGCTCGCGCGGGCGGCGAGGTTCGTCGCTGCCCGCTGCCCGATCGGCGTCGGTAGGTAGATGAGCTGCACGCGCGGATGGTCCGCGATCGGCGGATCCGGCCAACCGCCATCGCACACCGCGATCACCTCCGTGTCCCCGCGCAGGTTCGCCACGACGTCGGCGATGGTGCGCGCGAGGAACATCTCGTTCCGGGCTGGGATCAGGACGGAGAGGTCAGGCATTACGGATTCACCCAGAACGCATACGGCACGCGGTCGCGCGTCACGTACCAGTCGCGGATCCCGTGCGCGCGTGTGTAGGCGTGCACGGCTTCGATGACGCCAACCCGGTACGCCACCTCGTAATCGTGCGCCACGATCAGGCCGCCGGACTTCACGCGGCGGCTCCACTCGATCAACGCCAGCATGGTCGCGTCGAACTCGTGATCGCCGTCGAGCACGACGAAGTCGAGCGTCCCGAGCGGGATGGTGGTCACGGCCGACGCGCTCGGGAGCCGGACGAGCTCCGCCGTCGTGGCACCGGCGTGGCGCCGAGGCCGCAGGTAGGGCGCGAGCCGCCGGCGCGTGGCCTCGTAACTTGCCTCAGCCTGGACGGCGCTCGCCTTTTCGATCGAGCCGCTCCCGTAGGCGGCCCAGGGATCGACGCAGAGGAGATGCAGCCCGCGGATCCCCTCGCAGAGCATCGCGGAGAAAACGCCGTCAAGCACGCCGACTTCGACGCCGCGGGTCAGCCCGGCCTCGGCAAGAAGCGAGACGAGCTGCTCGCGTTTCGCCGAGGCGAACCCGCGATAGGGCGGCAGGTCGTCTCGGCGGACCCGAAACCGGCGCCGAATCAGATCATCGAGTGGGTGAGGCATCGCGCTACCCGCCGACGATGAACCAGTCCGTCGCGTACAGATCGCCGTCCGAGACGATCAGCGGGTGGACGGTGCCTTCGGCCTTACGAATCCGGAGCTGGCCGTCCAGGAGAAAGACCTGGATGTGGTCATCCTCCCAGGCGGCGCGCGAGATGCGCGCGCCATTCATCACGTCCTGAATGGCCAGCGGAAAGGCGCGCGCCATCGGCGCGCCGACGACGGCGCGTTTCGGCAGCGAGGGGCTGGCCGTGGGTCCGGGTCGGTCGATCGGGTCGTCATGGTCTGTCGGGGTCATGGGTGTTCCCTTTCAGGAGCGTGCGCGTGAGCGCCAGAGCTTGCGCCACCGCCACGTCCATGTCGATGTACTTGTAGGTGCCGAGCCGTCCGACGAAGTGCACGTCCCGCCGCTCACGCGCGAGGGCCTGGTACTGCCGACACCGCGCCAGATTGGCCGCCGTCGGGACCGGCCAGAAGGGCTCGCCGTCGGCGGTCGGATACTCGAGCGCGACGGTCGTATCGGGATGCACCTGTCCCGTGAGGTGCTTGAACTCGATCGCCCGCGTGAACGCCAGCTTCTCGCTCGGATAGTTCACGACGCCGACGGGTTGCACGCGAGCCTCGCCGAAGAATGTGTCGAAGACGAACTGCGCTGAGCGGTACGGCAGCGGGCCCAGGCAGCGGTCGAAGAAGACGTCGATCGCGCCCGACCAGATGAGGGCGCCGAAGGCCGTCGGGGATGCGGCGGTGACCGCGTAGGGCGTTTCGAGCTGGACGGTGATGTTCGGGTGGTCCAGGATCCGCTCGAAGAGCCGGGCGTAGCCGTCCGCCGGCATGGCCTGGAAGCGGTCGGTGAAGTAGCGATCATCACGACCAGGGCGCGGCGCCACTCGCGCGAGCACCGTCGGGAGGAGTTCTGCCGCCGCCTCGCCCCATTGTTTCCGCGTGTAGGGCTCGTACAGCGCCCGACGCGCCGCACACAGGTCGCCGCCGAAGGCGTCGAGCGTCGTGTCGTTGATCGGCACCGGCACATACCGACCATCCTCCAGGGTCGCGAGCACGCGGTGCTCGTAAGGCCACCACGCCGTGAAGCGAGACAGATAGTCCACGACCCGCGAGTTGTTCGCGTGAAAGACATGGGCGCCGTAGCGATGCACGCGGATCCCGACGGCGTTGACCTCGTCGTACGCGTTCCCGCCGACATGGGCGCGTTGGTCGATGACGAGCACCCGGCGACCCGCCGCGGCCAACCGTTCGGCACAGACCGCACCGGCGAAGCCGGCGCCGACGATGAGGTAGTCGTAGGACGCCATCAGCGATCCTTTCCCACCAGCCGCGCCCAGAGCGCCGCGCCGTCGCCCCATGGTTCCAGTGTGCGGACGACGGTATCGGTCGGCTGCCCCTTCCGCACGCCCATCAGGCCGCGCTGATGGTTGACCGTCACGCAGGGCTGCGCCGTCGTGAAGTACTCCCGCCGCCGCGGCGTCAGCCCCATGTGGCGCTCGTAGCGCCCGGGCTCGCCCCAGCCTGCGGCTTTCGCGGCTTCGTCCGTGATTGGCTCGGGCCACCTCCGAAACCGTTCTTCAAGCGTCTCGATGAGGAGCGCGCGGGGGGCGAGGCACATGGCCATCTGCGTGCGCGCGCGAAAGTAGAACGTGCCATCGGCGCAGAGCACCCAGCGATTGCGGTTGTACGTGATGACGTCATCCGCCGTGGGCCGGTGCGCAAAGTGCTCGGGCACGTAGAGTGTGTCGTCTTCGATGCAGGCGACGTACGGCGTCGTGGCCGCCTGCGCCCCGATGAGAATCTGGCGGTAGCAGTTGTAGATCGACGCGCCGATGGGGCCGACGCAGATGTTCTGCCCCCATTGATCTGGCTTCTGCGTGACGGTGACGATAGGCGGGAAGGACGCCACAACTTCGGCGGGTGCCTCCTGGTCTTGCACCACGACGGTTGATGGAAGCTCAGCCCTGATCATGTGCATGAACGCGTAGCTGATCCGATTCGCGGTGTAGTAGAGCAGGGTGAGGCCCTTCATCCTTGCGCCTTCTTAACGTGCGGAGATTCGGGAAAGTGCTCAGTGAAACACACGGTTTCTGCCTGAGGTGGTTCGTTTCCAGGATGAACCACAGCGAACGTCTCGCTTTCAATTTCGAGGACAATGAAGCGGTGGTTGTCCATGTACGCCCTGACGAATCTTGCATCGGCGGGGAGGCCACTCGCCGAGAAGGTTCGCGGCCCTTCGCAAAACGCCCGGATCGTGCCAAAGACCAGTTCGGGTGTAATCCTTAGCGCCCTGACCCGCCGTCCTGCTGATTCGTTGATGGTCGGAATCCACACGGTTTCACTCATCGCTTCCCCCTGACAATTGGCAGATGCGGGCAGGCGTAGACGTCGTCGTCGATCGCCTTCGCCTGGATCTGGGACCGGCTCAGGACGTAGGGCAAGGCCAGTTGATCGTGGAGGAGGTAGCGCGACTTGTGGAGCCACCATTCGGTGAGCATGGCGCACACGTCGAGCGTCGGCCGATAGAGAAACGCCGTGCTCGCGTAGAGCGGAAGACGCGCGGGATCTAGGCCGCCGTTCACGATCGCCCGGACCTGCGCGTCGAGCCACTCGCCCGCGTATCGCTTTGTCAAATACCGGTTGCCGGCCGCGAGCTTGGCCTTCACAAACTCGTATTCCTCCTGCACCGTCCGGCGGTGGGGGTGGCGAAACAGAAGCAGCTCAGCGTCGCCAGCCTGCTCCAGAAACCACGCGACCGTGTCCGGCCGACGGAGCGCGCGCGAGGCATCGACCCAGAGGTAGACGTCGGCGCCCGGGAAGAGCTCCCACCCGAACATCTTGGGAATCCCGCACTGCAGCGCGGACGTCATCGCCTTCGGCCGCGGCGGGAAGGTCGCGTCCGTCAGCCGATGCACCTCGACCGTGACGCCGGCCGGCACGATCTGCGGCACCCAGGGCACGTCAGGGTCGTAGCGGCCGAGATTCGCCGAGATGACGGTGACCTTCATCGGTGACCCTACGCGCGCTTGAGCGTCCGGGTGATCGCCGCCGCGAGCTTCTTCGCCTCGCGCTTCTCGAGCACGAGGGTGGCGAGGTTCTTCCGCCCGCCTGTCCGTTCGAGATCGATGCGCAGCGCCAGGCCTCCGGGCGGCGCACCGGCAAGCTCGGCCGAAGGACCAACGACGATCCGGCGTCGCCCGATGCACGTGACTTCCGTCGTCTCTCTGTTCTCCATTTTGTCCCTCACTGTTTGACGATGCCCCGATATGTCTTCGTGCGCGGTGCCGGTTTCACCCAGAACCACGAGCGCGCTGTGTCGCGCGTCTGGCCCGGCGTCTTCGCCTTCGTGCCGGCGAGAAACCACGGGTGGATCTCGTACGCGTCCGTGTAGGCGTTGACGGCCTGCACGACGTGGATCTGGTTCGGCCAGTGGTAGCGCACATAATCGTGGCCGGCGAGGATGCCGCCGACGCGCACCTTCCGCCCCCACGCGTGCATGTCGGCGATCACGTTCGGCAGATCGTGATTCCCGTCGAGGTAGACGACATCGAGCGAGCCGTCCGCGAAGTCCTGCACGGCTTCGAGCGAGAACTTCCGCATGATCCTGGCGCCCAGCGGGCGGAGCCGCGCGTACGCCTCCTCGTAAAAGCGATCGAGCTTCCCCTGGTCCACGTGATCGCGGTAGCCGCGATAGGCCCGCCAGCCGTCGATGCACGTCAGTTGCAGGCCGGCGCGGCAGAGGACTTCCGAGTAGAGCCCGCGCTCGACGCCCACTTCGACGCCGACACGGAAGCCTAGATCGACGAAGAGCCGCGCGAGATCATCGCGGCCGATATTGGCTATCTCGATCGGCGAGGGCCGCGTCAGGTCGAGCCCGAACCTGGAACCGATGCGGGCGAGCGTGGTCGTCTCGATCGGGGTCTCCGTTGACATGAGGGCCTCGTCAGATGTGCGCCGGGATCTGGTCCGGCGGCCGGGTCTCAAAGGCGATCCGATGCTTCTCCCACTCGCGCCAGTCCGCCGGCCAGGCATACTTCGGCTCAGCCTCGCTGAGAGCTTCGAGCTCTGACCAGAACTGCTCGACGAGCGACTCGAAGGTGCGCGTTTGGCCTGGCCACCGGTTCTGGGTCCAGAAGTCCACCGCGAATCGCTCGGACGCGCGCTTGCGGTGCAGCGAGAGATAAAACCCGCGGCCTTCGCCTGAGCCCTTATGGAGGTGCGCGTACCAGATGCCCTTGTGAATGAGGCAGCGTCCACCCGTCAGCCACACGCGAAGCCCGACCTCTTGCGCCTCCTGATAGAAGTAGTAGTGCTCGTGGTCGAGCGGCCCGAGTCGGAGGAAGTCCGCGCGACGTTGCACCCAGCAGGACCCTTGGAACGACATCAGGTCGTCGATCTCGGCGTGGGCGCGGCGCGCCGCGTTGACGTGCTTGTTGCTGTCCCACGGAAACGTGACGGCGTGCATGCCGTACCCGTACATGGTCTGCGAGTAGGGGAACGTCAGGAGGTGGTAGTTCCAGTGGCGCCACTTCACTGCCCCGCCTCGCTCCACGCCCGCCGTCGGGTCTGGGCTGGTCAGCCAGCGATCGGGATCGATGCTGTGCCGCGTCGGCACGACCAGCGTCCCGGGCTCGCAGGCGGCGGTGAGCGCCTCGTCGTAGCCGGGCGCAACGAGACAGTGGGCGTCGAGCTTCATCAGGAAGTCCCCGGTGGCGACCGCGATGGCCGTATTCTCCGACGGGCGCATCCCTCTCGGCTCACTCCAGTGCAGCACGCGCACGCGCGGATCTTCACGGAGCGGCGGGTCCGGCCAGTAGCCGTCCAGGCAGGCGAGGATCTCGATGTCTCCGGTCGCGCCGGCGAGCAGGCTGTCGATTGTGGCCTGCAGAAAGCGTTCGTTGCGGGATGGAATGACCACGCTGAGCTTCCGGTTCACAGGTCCTCCTCGACAAGCGGCAACATGAAGAGCAGTTCCTCGTCGTCCCGGAGCAGCGCCGCCATCGGTGATTCCGGTGACGGTGACACCGAGGCCGACGGCGACGCGGACATCGACGGCGAGACCGAGAATCCCGGCGAGGGCGACGGTGACGGCGAGTGCGAGACCGACGGCGAGAGGCTTTCCGACGGCGAGCGCGAGGTCGAGGGCGACCGCGACGGCCAACGCAGGGGCATGCCGATCGACGTGCCCCGACCCCAGCGATCCCCGTAGGTGACGACCGTCGAGGGCGCTTCCGGTGACGGCGACACGCTGGCGCTCGGGGAGAGAGAGGCCGACGGCGAGACCGATGGACTGGCGGAGCCGGAAGGGCTCAGAGAGGCGCTCGCCGACACGCTGGGCGAGATCGACGCCGACGGCGACAGCGACGCGGATGCCGAGACCGATGGCGAGAGACTCGCCGACATCGATCCAGAGGGACTCACCGACGCACTGGCCGACACCGAGGGGCTGAGCGACGCCGATGCACTCCCTGACGGGCTGACCGAGGCGCTCGCAGAGACCGACGGGCTGAGCGATGGGCTGGCGCTGCCCGAAGGGGAGAGGCTCGCGCTGGCCGAGACCGACGGCGAGACGGAGGCTGAGGGGCTCACGCTGGCCGACGGCGAGACGGAGGCGCTGGCGCTCACCGAGGGCGAGACGCTCGCGCTGGCGCTGACTCCACCAGAACTGGGCGAGACGCTCGCGCTGGGCGAGACCGACGCGGAGGCACTGACCGAGGGCGACCGTGACGCCGACGGACTCACTGAGGCGCTCGCGCTGACGGAGGGCGACAGCGAGGCGGACGGGCTCAGGGAGGCTGAAGCCGACACGCTGGGCGACAGCGACGCCGAGGGGCTCACCGAGGCCGACACCGACACGCTCGGGCTCAGGCTTGCCGAGGGACTCAGCGACGCCGAGGCACTCACCGAGGGCGAGACGGACGCGGACGGGCTGACGCTGGCCGACGGACTGAGCGACGCGCTCGCGGACGCCGACGGGCTCACGCTCGCACTCGGCGAGACCGAGGCTGACGGGCTGACCGACGCCGAGGCGGACACCGAGGGACTCAGACTCGCCGAGGGACTGAGGGACGCGGAGGCGCTGACTGAGGGCGAGATCGACGCCGACGGACTCACGCTGGCCGATGGCGAAACGCTCGCGCTCGCACTCACCGACGGCGAGACGCTAGCACTCGGGGAGAGGGACGCGGAGGGACTGAGCGACGCGGACGCCGAGACAGAAGGCGACCGAGAGGCGCTCGGGCTGACGCTGGCGCTGGCGCTCACCGAGGGCGACAGACTGGCGGACGGACTCACCGACGCCGAGGCTGATACCGATGGCGAGAGACTCGCGGAGGGGCTGAGGGAGGCGCTCGGACTCAGACTCGCACTCGCGCTGACGGACGGCGAGAGGCTCGCGGATGGGCTGAGCGAGGCTGAGGCGGAGACCCCACCGCCAGCCTCGGTGCCGGTCATGAAGAGGTTGTAGCCGCGCGTCGCGTCAGAGGCGAGGACTGATGCCGCGCCCCAGATCAGCGGATCGACATCGGTGATCCCGTTGGTGCTGGATAGCCCGCCCGTCGTCGCGTAGTAGAACGAGCCCGAGGCAGCGGTCGTGCCGATCGCCAGCCAGTAGGTGACGCCATTCTGTGGGGCGAAGCTCGCAAGCGTGCCGCCGCTGAACACAAACTGCGTGTGCCCACTGCAATCGGTGCGGACGTCGCTCTGGGCGAGCACGGTCGTGCCGTCGGCCGGGTCGATAATGAACCCGCGGTAGGGCTGGCCGTTGACGGCATCGAGCTCGGCGGTGAGGATCACGCCGGCTTCCCACGTCGCCAGCATGGTGACGGGGTAGCCCTTGATGTTGAGGGTAAACCCTCTCGTCGAGCCGCCGGTGAGTTCGTTCCCGATCGTCGCCATCAGCCTGTCCGAGCCGCGGCCGTCGTGAAGGTGGCGTCGAAATCGGCACGGCGGACCACGCGGAAGCTCCCGTCGCCGTCGCGCACGATCCAATCGAAGCGGCCGGCGCGCACGCCGCCGACCAGGAAGGCGGGGTCCTCCTCCTCGGTGTCTACGGCCGCCGGACAGAACGCCTGGACCAGCGGGTCGTTATTCGGTAGGACCTGCAGCGCCTCCACCTCGGTCACGCCCTCGCGATAGGTGTCCGGAAGACGGTTCTCCCAAGGGAGCGGCGCCCAGGCGGGATCGAACGCGTCGCCCTCCTCGAGGTCTTGCAGGTCGATCGCGAAGTCGCGCGCGAGCCTGGTGCCGGTGGTCGCACAGAACCCGAACGAGGTCTGGTCGTCGTAGGCCGCCGAGGTCGCGAACCACTCTGAAGTACCCCCCGGCACCGACGGCACCTGGTCGAGCACCAGATCCTGAGCGGTGGGGCGCGAGACGGCGTTGGTGTCGATCCAGAGCTTTAGGAAACTCTGCCCCTGCGGTCCGTGCCGCCACGCCCATTGCACGTGATGCCACTGGCCGTCAGCCGGCACGAACCCCCGCGCCGCCTCGGTCTGGTGGCTGATGTTGCGTTGGCACGACACCTGGATCCCGTCCTCGTCGCGGCGGCCGGACCCGTAGGCTGATCCGGAGAAGAGCATCAGCATGTGGCGCTGGTCGCCGTCGTAGGCGCCCGCGGCCCGGATGAAGAACTTGAACTCGCCATCCGCCGGCGCCCCAGCGGCCGGGATGAGGGTCTGTCCGGGCGCGATCCGCATCCGGAGCCGGCCGAAGAACGGTCCCGGCAGCGGCCAGCCAGCCACGGGCCGGAACCGCCGCGAGCTGAGCGCAAACCCCTTGATCGCCTCGCCATCGACGCCGGCGTACGCCGGCACGATGTACCGGAGGCAGCCGCGCTGCGCGTAGCCGTCAGGCCGGAACTCGTAGCGGTTGCCGGTGCCGGTGAAGTCGTCGAGCGCGCGGACGGTACCATTGCCGCCGGTTACCGTCAGCGAATCGAGAGCCGCGCGGTAGTGGATCATGCGTTACTCGCCTACGCCTTGGTCCTGCTCGGGCACTGGCGCCTCATGGAGTCGTGTACGGGTCCGCGCGATGAAGCCTTGCTCGTCGCGCTCGATCTCGGTCACCCGCTCGGTCGGCAGTTCGCGGACCTTGGTCCGCGTGCGCGCAATCAGTCCCTCGGGATCCCGCTCCACGGTCGTCACCCGCTCGGTGAGCGTGGGCGCCTGGGACGGCGGAGAGACTGCGGCGACGAGCGGGCGCGGCCCGATCAGGGCGTGACCGGTGGCCGGGTCGGCGTCGACGTGAATCGCTGGTTGGGTGATGGTCACCGGTACCGTCACGTGCGTATCGGGCCTTGACGCCGCCCGCGCCTCGACGAGGCGCCGATCGAACCAGTCATCGACCGTGTGCCCATCGCTGAGCGCGAGCGCCGTCAGTTCGTCCGCCTCGTACCGCTCCCAGAGCACCGGCCCATCCTCGTGCTCACCCAGGAGCGCGAGCCCTTTCAGCTCCCACTCGGTCCCGTGCTGCGCCGCGTACCCGCGCGCGACGATGGGGTTGAGCCGCATGACGTGCGCGACGAATTGGGCATGCTCCGCGAAGAAACTTCGGAGACCAGCCTGCCAGCCGTCGACGTCGTCGGCGTGCTTGCGCGCGAGCTTCTCGACGGCCACGCGTTCGCGCCGGAGACAGCGGAGCGCGTTGTCGTGCATCGCGAGCGTCGACTTGAGCGAGCCGCGCGCGTACGCGGCGAGGGGCGTCGCCTGCGCCCGATCGGCATCCGGCGCCGCGGTCTGACTGCCGGACGGCCGGCCGGGCTGAAAGTCCCGCTCGGAGAGCCGGTCGAGCTCGGGATCGGGATTCATATTCAGAATGAGCCGGGCCTCGGAGGGGCGCATGACGCGGTTGCGAATCAGCTTCTCGAGGTAGGTCGCCTGCTGGTCGAAATCACCACGGAGGAGCGCCGCGAGCTGGAACTCGACGAGATACGTATCCTTGGCGAGGATGAGATCGCGCTGCATCGCCTGCTCGATGAGCACGGCGAGCGGCCGGAGACACGTGATGACGTAGTCGAGCGACGCCTGGATCTGGGAGTTGTAACTCGTCGACCCGGTAATCCCGAGCTTGTGCGGGGGGATCCGGAGGAGCCGCGCTACCTCGCGCGCACCCCACTCGCGCGCCTGCATCATCTGGGCTTTCTCGGGTTCGACTGCGAGCGTGGCGATCGACACGTCGTCCGGGATCAGCATGAGGCCGAAGGAGTTCTCGATCCCCGTCGCGTACCGCGTGAGGCTGGCGTGGAGCCGGTCCTCGGTCTCCTGGTCCATCTCGCCGCCCTTGTAGGTCGCGACCGCGGCGGCGGCCATTCCCGATTTGAAGAACTTCCCGGCCGCGTGTTCGGCCGCGACCGCGCTCCCAATGGCGTCCGCGCACTGCGTGACCCGGGAGGTGCCCGCGAGGCCGCCGTCGAGCGACAAGCCCCGAACGACGAACATCTCGTTTTGCGTGAGGTAGCGCGGCGGTCCGCTGAACTCCTCGAGCCGATACCGCAGTTGGCCGGTGAGTGGCGACCGCTCGGGCCGGACGCGATCGGGATGGCGCGGAAGGAGTTGGTCGATCGCGTTCGACGGGCCCGGCCGGATCTCGGCGTACGCGTTCTCGCGCAGGAGGAGCTGGGCGACGAGCGAGAGCATGAACTCGGCGGCGGTCTGCCAGGGATTCGGTTGGTAGCGCAGACGATAGGCGAGCCCGCCGATTCCCCCGTCGGCCGAGAACACCCCGCCACGAATCCGGTCCTTGCCCCCGTCATCGCGGAGTTTGAACACGTGGCACGGCAGGGTCGCCAGGTCGAAGGCGATCATCGACACGCCGGAGTAGAACGCCGAGAGCGTCATCGCGAGATCCGGCGTGATCGTGATCCCGGCCGTCGAGAGCGCCGACAGCCAGAGCGACGGGAGGCCATCGCCGCCCCAGAAGGCGCGCGTATAGTCGCCCATCGGGGTCGCCTGGAGGCGCGCCGGCGCCGTGACCGATGACATCCGTTGCAAAAGTCCCATCAGCCTGTCCTCCGCTTGGGCGCCTCAGTCTCGGCGCCAGGCCGGCCGACAAACGGTCGTCGGACCGGCAGGCCCACCCAGATGAGCACCACGCCCGGCACGGTCAGCGCGCCAGGCCCGAGCCAGGACCAGAGTCCGGCCGTCGTCAACACCAGCGCGAGCACCAGGATCAGCTCGTCGACCCCGAGCGCCGCGCGGATGGCCGTCCAGAACGCCGTCATGTCCGCACCTCCACTGGGGCCGGCGGCACCGCGGGCACCCAGCCGCCTTTCGTCCAGATCTTCGGCGTGCGCGTTGCCCGCGGCCGCGTCGATTCCGGCATCGCCATGGCCCGGCTCCACGCCGTGAAGAGCGCCGACATCGGATCGATCTTGTTGTGCGAGTCTTTCCCGCCCGCCTTGCGTGGGAAAATCTCGCCTTTGTGGTTGCGGGCGACGACCACATTGCTCGCGGCCCAGGTCAAGACGGGGTCGTTCGGATGCTGAAAGCGCCGCTCGAGCACGGCGGCCTCGACGTCCTGCAGCACGGGGTTGAGGACGTCGACGCTCTGATTCACGGTGATCACGGGTGGTTTGCGGCCCAGACGTTCCGCGAGACGCTGTCCCATTTGGGCGGCGAGCGCCCGGTCAAAGCAGACCTCCTGAACGTGAGGCAGCGTCTCGCACCACGTGCCGAGGTCCCCTTCGATGCGCGTGTAGTCGGTCGCATTGCCGGGCGTGGCGATCAGGTGACCGGAACGCACCCACCCGGGATACTGGGCGATCGGGGACCGATCGACCGTCTCCGCGGGAAGATAGAACCGACCGAACGCGGCGTAGCGGCGGCCCGGGGCTCGGAAAAGCGCCACGACGGCCGCGATGTCTCGCACCTCCGAGAGGTCGATGCCAATCCAGCAGGGAAAGGCCAGCCAAGCGTGGATCGACGCGGTCGCCTTCGGCGCGGCGCAGTGGTGCCACGCCTCCATCGGCATCCAGCTCGTTTCGCCCTTCACCCAGACGTTCAGGTGTTTCGTGAGGAAGGTGTTGACGGCCGCGGGTGAGTGGCGAGCCTTCAGCGCCTTGCGGGCGAGATCGCCAGGATCGACACTGACGCCGAAGTTCGGGTTCGCCTTTCGCCAGCTCGCCTCGGCTTTCCAGTCGTCATCCTCGTCGATCGTGTACTCGATGCCGAAGAAGGTCTCGTCGCGGATCCCGCGCTCGAGGATGCGCCGTTGGTAGGTCAGGACCTCGTAACAGATCCCCGCGATGTCCGCACCAGCGGTGCTGATCGCCCAGATGAGGGGTTCTTGGCGGGCGCCGGTGGCCGTCTCGATCACGTCCCAGACCTGGCGGGTCCGATGCGCGTGCAACTCGTCGATGATGCCGGTCGAGACGTTCAACCCGTCGAGGTTGTGGGCGTCAGAGGAGAGCGGTTCGAACTTACTGGCCGACGCCGCGATCGTCATCGCCTTCGCGCCGACATGCACACCGAAGAACTCGCGGAATTGCGGCGAGCGGCGCGCCATCTCCTGCGCGATGCCAAACACGATCTTCGCCTGATCGCGGGTCGTCGCGGCCGAGTAGACCTCGACGCCGCTGTCGCGCGCCGCGGCGAACTGGTAGTTCCCCACGGCGGCCGAGATGGTCGACTTCGCATTCTTGCGAGGCACGAGAATGAGGACGGTTCGGAACCGCCGGAGGCTATCGACGTCGCGCACCCAGCCAAAGACCGTGGTCAAGATCCAGATCTGCCAGGGCTCGAGGTGCAGCGTCGCCCACCGCCAGTCGCCCTCGATGAGCCGCTGTTTGGCTTTCGGTCCCTTGGTGTGCGGCATCAGCTCGACGGCCTGGCAGATCGCGATCGCCCGTCCCGGCTCGAACCGGTACGGGAACCCGCGCTTGCCGGCGCGCTTGCGGTCACGCGCATTCCGGTCGCACGCCAACCGCACCCATCGACAGGCCAGCACGTCACCCGCGCGAACCTCGTCCTCGTACAGACGCGCGATCTGCAGATAGTCCCGCGCGCGCGGGGGCGGTGCGGGCGGTGCGGGCCCTACCGCTCGACGACGGTGGACCATGGATTCGCCGGCCCTTTCGGTTTCCGGTCGACGATGGGCTTCCCAAACGGCATCACGCCGAAGTTTTTCATCTGCGTCTCGAGGCGCTGCACGAGGCCCCGATGGTGCGAGCAGAGCGGGTGCGACTTCAGTTCCTGGTGTTCCTGGCCCGCGCCATCGATCGTGATCTTCACGAAGGTCCACCCGTCGGCCTCAATCTGCGCGACCACGGCCTGTTCCATCACGATGAGCTTGCAGAGCAGCGCGAACGCGCCGGCGGTCCGCGGCGTGAGGGTGCCGGCCTCGATCGCGGGCGGGGCATAGAGGCGCCAGACGTCTTGGTGGGCAACGGGCAGGCTCTCGGGTGCGGCCAGGAGGCCGGCCGCTACGTCTCCGGCCGGAGCACCCGTGGCGGCTGGCGGCCGTGTCGTCACGACATGGAGAGCCGCGCGCGGTTTCCGCCCGGCGCCGACCCTCGCCCCGCCTCTCGCCATCAGCTTGACACCTTTGATTCAGATTCCTGAACTTTTGAATTTGCGCGCGAGCGTGATCGCGACCAACGCGGTTCTTTGCCGCTCACCTCTCCATAAATTTGGACCTATATACCCTTGCTGTCAACCGTTTGACGGTTGTGGCGCCCGTTGGTGTCAAGATGTTGACAGGTCGGCACTGCTCGGCCTTGATGGACCGCGCGAGCGCGAATCACCGTCGTCTCTCCTTGGGGTTTGGGCGCGTCGGCCGGGGGATGCGCGGACGGGGAGGTCGGCCGTAGACGTCGCGAGGACAATTACACACGCCAAGTCTGCGTGCGAACTGACGTCGCCTCTCTGCTTCTACCCGCCTTCGCGCCATGATCGCGGGACTGTCCACGACTTGGTGGTCTGGAACGAACACCATGCCGCCGCACGTCGAACACACGTAAGATGTGGCCATTCAGTCCATGTCCTTCGGCGGCTCCGGACGGCGCCCCTGCTGCTCCTGCATCGTCTTCCGGCTGTGACACGAGCGGCACAGCAGCTGGAGGTTCAGAGGATCCCAGAACAGTCCGGCGTCGCCGCGGTGGGGCACGATGTGGTCGCGCTCGAGGCCGTCGGTGATGAGCCGGCCCTCAGCCTGGCACCGGCTGTCCGCCGTCATGGGCGCGCCAGGGAGCCGCGCGCCGCACGCGGGCAAGATGTCGAGGGCGATCAGCTTGTGGAAGTAGCGGGCGCGGTGGGCGGCCCAGCGGGCATCGTAGCCGCGGGAGGCGGCGCTGCCGCGTCGGTGATCGTACTGCCGGGTGTGCGCGGGACAGCGGCCACCACCGGACACGAGGACGGGGCATCCGGGCTCCAGGCAGGGGCGCAGGGGCGCGTCGGGCATCCGTGGACTTTCCTGGCTGGCCCCGTACACGACAAAAGCCGGCACGCCGCAGGACGTGTGTCCGTTGCGGGTGCCGGCTCTGCATCCCTCGGCCAGCGTGAGCGCCTGATTGTTCCGCCGTCACTATACCACGAGCGGCAACATCAGGAGCCCTCTCGCTCTCGTTCAGTGGTGCTCTCGTAGATGTTGGCTCGCTCGGTACTCATGGCACTCTCACGTACTTTGGCTCGCTCAAAGTTCTCGGTGCTCTCATTGGCGGTGGCTCGCTCCTTGCTGCTGGTGCTCTCGCGTACGATGGCTCGCTCATCGCGTAATGGTGCTCTCGTCCGCATTGGCTCGCTCAAAGGGGGTGGTGCTCTCAGGGGGGGTGGCTCGCTCTAGGACAATGGTGCTCTCCCTTTTTTTGGCTCGCTCATCCGTCATGGTGCTCTCCCTCCGGCTGGCTCGCTCGCGCCACTTGGTACTCTCTCTGGCTATGGCTCGCTCAGCCAGCATGGTGCTCTCAGTTACGCTGGCTTAAAACGGCCAGTTCGGACAGACGATCTCGTGCCCATGCTGAAGCTGACTCAGCACGTACGGCTTCGGCGCATCGGTTCCGAATTTCGCGCGATACGCCACGGCGTGCCAGTGGGCCAGGAACAGCTTCACCGCCCACCGTTTCGCCCGCGCGTGGAGGTGTGCCGGCGGCAATCGGCCCGCGCTGTACGCCTTGTAGGCATCGGTCGTCTTCCCGATCTTGAACTTCTCCAGCTTGGCCGCCGCCTGCTCCGCGAACGCGCCCGCGTCGTTCTTCGCTACTTCGATGGCCTTGCGCGCGAGATAGAGCTTGCCGTACACGGCGGCGTCGTTTCCGCTCACCTTGACGAAGCTCTCCCCGATCTTCCAGCAGAGCGTCTTGAGGGCCGCGTTCCACGGCCGTTTGGTTTTCTTCTCCCACGCCATCGTCGGGTCGAGCCCCGCGAACCGCCAGATGTGCCCGACGGTCGGCGCCTTTTCGATGTCAATGTGCGCGAGCAGCCCGGCCGCGATGATCGGCCCGATGCCGACAATCGACTGGCTCCACTGGCCCACGGGATCGGCGTCGGCGTACACCCCGAGGGCGCTCTTGATGTTGCGCTCCAACACGCCGGCGTTGTCGCCGAGCCACGCGAGAACGTCGTTGGGTTCGCCCGCTTCTTGCAGCGTGCGCACTTGGTGTGCCGAACGGATCCGGTCTTCCTGAAGCGCGTAGTAGTAGTCGACGAGAAAGCGCGCCTCTCCGCTCGAGAGCGTCCGCGCCGCCGCTTTCACGTCCCGCGTCAGTCGCACGATAGGTTCAAGGTCCATGATTGGCTATGCTCCCTTACTGAACAACATCCCGATCTTTCACCGCACAACATCCCGGCGGCCCACTGACGCCGACCGCTCCTCCGCGCGCCGCACGCCCAACCGCTGCTTCCGCTTCATGCTCACTTCGGCATCGACCGGACCGACCGCCTGCGGCCGGAAGTAGAGCTGCACTTCGAGCCGCGCCAGATCGTCAGCCGTGTCGATCTCGGACCGGCGCGCGTCGATGAGCGCCGCGAGCACGCGCTGCACTTCGTCGGTGCGGCTCACCGCGCGCCTCGCAGACTCTCGGGCCACTCCCGGACGCGCAGGCGCTCGGGCCACTCCGAGGGGTCGGCGCCGTGGGCGTCGCGCAACTTAACCCACCAGTCGCGCTGAGGCCCGATTCCCAATGGCGCCGTCACACGATCGATGAGGGGCTTCGACCCGAGCTGCTTGACGTGGCACTTCACCCCGGCGGCCTGCGCCTGGCTGACGAGCGATTCGATCCACTCGACCTGGCACGGGCGGGCGCCGTGTCCGCTCTCGCCGCCGATGGCCAACGCGTGGACCGGCCAGCGAGCGAGTAGGGCACCATCAGCACTGCCAGGATAGCCCCAGACCCCGTCTAGGTTGATCGGTCCAAGCAAAGGCTCGGCCGAAATCCATGTTCGCCAGCCAGCGTCGGCGAGTTTCAGTAGGTGCGGAATCCGTTCGTCCGCTCGCTGCTGGTCCTCCGCGCTCACGCCAAGCCAGACGTGCGGGAGGGGCCACACATGAACATCTTCGCAATGTTCGCAGCCGCCGGTGTTGTCGCATCCCTCGTGGCACAGACAGCCACACCCCGATGGGTTGACGTAGGCGAACCGCTCGCCGTCGAGCACGTACTCCGCCATCTCTTCAGCGCGCTTCGTCAGCACAAGGTAGTCGAACCAGTCGGCCTCGCGCATCACGGCGAACACGCGGTCCTGCCACTCGACAGGCACGCGCTCGTAGAACAGATCCCCCATGTCCTCCACGAATACGATCGGCTTGCGCCCGTGCTGGCGGAGGAACTTCTCGGCGCTCCGTCGCGCGCGCAGGGGCTCGTCGAGCTTCGCTTCGATCAGGCGGACGTCGCCCGTCCAGCGCGGGCCGGCGGGCGTCATCGTGGCAATACCGTGGAAGGGTGCGGTCGGATCGCCAAGCTCGCCGCACACGTACGGCCCACCGCTGAACCGCGCGGCGATGGCCTCGGCGTAACACGACTGGCACCCGGGCGAAACACGAGCGCACCCCCTGATCGGATTCCACGAGAAGTCGCAGTACGAGATCGCGGTCTTGTTCATTCACGTCTCCAATCGCCTCAGCCGCCGCTCGACGTCCATGCGATTGAGCCCCTGTTCGAGCTTTGCCGGCAACTTCTCCGTCGTCATCCGGTGGATCTCGCGGTGCGCCCGGGCGGTGAACTCGGCGTCCGAACAGCCGGCCCACCAGCTCGACGCCGGGCGCTGACGATGAGTGGTTCGTCGGGGCGGTGGTCGTGGATGGTGCGGCGCGGCATGGTTAGTCCCTCCATGTCGCGGCGGGGTGTCCCGCGCGGATCCACTCCGACTGTCTGTAGCCGCGCGCGTTGTAGGTCCCGGCCTGCACGGCTGCGTCGAATTGCCGGCACGCCGCCTCGACCGCCGCGGCGCACGAGGCGCAGTGGTGCGGACCATCCCACGCCTGGCAGCCGAAGCGGCAGGGTGGCGACGGCGCGACGGCAAACGCGAATTGGAGTTGGCTCATTGGCCCCTACTTCGTCGCCGGCTCCGGCGCGCCAGATGGGTCGAGCAGATCCCCCTGCAACGCCTCGAACGTCAGCCGCACGACGCTGTCGAAGCGATCGATGACGAACTCGCGCGTCGCGCGGGTCGTCAAATCGAACTCCAGCACGAGCGCGAGCGCGATCCAGAGGGTGCCCTTCTTCTCGTCCTCGAGGCGCGTGGCCTTGAGCTGCACGAGCGACACGGGCGCGATCTCCGCGCGGCCGACGTCGCTGTCGGGCACGACGCGGGCGATGACTCGCTGCAGCCCGACGTGCGGGTGGAGCGTCACCGACTCCAGCTCGTCGCGAATCTGCTGGTCGTCGTCGTAGAGGTGGTCGGCGACTTCGCCGCCGAGTTCCTGGGCGAGTCCGTAGCCGAGCGGCTCGATCACGAACGTCGCGCGGGCCGTCGGCTGGCCGGTGTCGCCACGGCGGAGCACGGCGGTCTTAAAGTGCGCGGGAAGGTCAGGGCTGAGAAACGGCATCGGGATCCTCCAGGGGAAGGCGGTGAAACGCCACTTGGTCACGCTTGAGGTAACCGTGAACGATGAGCCAGGCGATGACGACGTCCAGCCCACCGGTGAGGTGCGAGACGCCGGCGGCCAGGCAGCAGTCGCGGAAGCGGACTTGATCGGGACGGAGCCGGCCGCCGGGCGCCTTGACTTCGACGACGAGGAGCACGCGCCCGCCGTCCGGGACCGGGAGGAACGCCAGAAGATCGGGGAGCCCTGGCGCCTGGTTCGTGCCCTGATAGTCCCCATGGCGGCGCGTCGTGCCGAGCGTCCACACCTCGGCGCCGACCGTGCGCAGCAGCCGGACGATGTGCGCTTGCTCGGTGCGCTCGGGGTGACGACGGCGCACGGGCTTCGTGAGCCAGAGCGCGGGGCG